CAGAGACTAATGCATCGACATTTTTGCTAAATGATGTTGCCCATCATATTATAATTGTATTAAATCAGCCAGCCTTAAATATTAAGTTTAATCAAAATCAATTAGATACAGAATATGGAACTTCAAACCTATATAACAACATAGCTTTTTACGAGAAAGCATTTACATCCGCAGAAGCAATAACTAACTACAGGCTTTATTGCTCAGATAACTCAAAGGTTATAACTGACCCAGGAGTAACTATATCTGAAAGTGTCCATGGTCAGGATGGAACACCATATTTCATAAGGCAATTTGACTAGTAGGGTGCACAATTTGCAACAAAAGTGTATCAGGCTGGCATCAAGACTGGACTTTTACTAAGAATAATGATAAACTGTTTAACATATGGACATCTTAAACCAAAAAAGCCAGGTAATCGAGGAAACCACTCTCGGAATATACGTATGGGAAATGCCAGACGGACGCTGGATTGGTGACGACGATGGCAACTTTCTTTCAATAACTTCTAAAAAAGGAAATCGTGCCCGCATGGCTTTGCTGGCGGATGCAGTAAGACACTATGGAATTTATGAGGGACAGCCTAAGTTTTTGTCTGGAAGAAGAAAAATTGATGATGAAGAGTTTGAATATCAAAACCAAAGACTTAAGTGGGGACTTACACCAGACCCGCTTGACATAGGCGAATACAAAGATTCAGTATTGCGAGGGGGATCAGTAACATGACACAATTCTTAGAAGATGGCCCAGAAGATACATATGAGGTATCAGTAAAAAATAGCTCAGATCTTTTTTCATTTAAGAAAGAAAAAGAGCATGTTGACCCGTTTGCAATTGGAATAGATGAACTTAAAAAAGTAAGAGGGCTCGGCACCAATTTTAAAAGAAAAGTAAACAGAGATTTTGCAAAATCATTTACTGGTAAAGATGGTGCAGCAACACAACAGAATCTTCTTCAGCAGGCTGTAACTGGATATGCTATGTTCGACCTTGTGCAGCCAGTATATAACCTAGAGTATTTGTCTCAAATTTATGAGGTATCAACTTATAACTATGCTGCAATCAATGCAAAGGTAGCAAATATAGTTGGACTAGGGTACTCATTTACTGAAACTAGAAAAACTAATGATGCTATAGACGCAATAACAGATACAAAGCAATTAGAAAGAGCTAGACGTAAGCTTAATAAGTTAAAGCAGGACCTACAAGAGTGGCTCGACACTACTAACGATGAAGATACATTTACTGAAACTTTAATAAAAGTTTACACTGATTTAGAAGCTACAGGTAATGGCTATATTGAAATTGGAAGAACAACAGCAGGAGATATAGGATATATTGGACATATCCCAGCAAAGACAATGAGAGTAAGAAGACTTCGTGATGGATTCATGCAGCTGCTTTATGGCAAGGCTGTATTTTTTAGAAACTTTGGAGATTTAGATACACCCAACCCAATTGGTGATGTTGAGGATCGTCCAAATGAAATCATTCATCTAAAGAAGTATACTCCGATGAACAACTATTATGGAATACCAGATATTGTTGCTGCACAAATGTCATTGGCTGGCAATGAATTTGCTGGAAGATATAACCTAGATTACTTTGAGAATAAAGCGGTACCAAGATATATTATTACAGTAAAGGGAGCAAAACTTTCTCCAGAGTCAGAAAGAAAGTTGCTAGAATTTTTCCAGGTTGGACTAAAGGGGAAAAACCATAGATCACTTTATATCCCGCTTCCAGCGGATACTCCAGACAACAAGGTTGAATTTAAAATGGAGCCAGTTGAAGCTGGAGCTCAAGAATCATCATTTAATATTTATCGACAATCTAATAGAGATGAAATACTATTGGCTCACCGTGTGCCAATTAATAAAATTGGAACTCCAGAAGGAGTTAATTTAGCGGTTGCAAGAGACGCAGACAAAACATTTAAAGAGCAGGTTTGTCGTCCAGCACAAATGAGACTAGAAAAAAGAATTAATGCAATAATTGAAGAAAAGACTGACGCCCTAAAAATTAAATTCGAAGAGCTGACATTAACTGATGAAGACACGCAATCTCAAATAGATGAAAGATATCTTAGAATGCAGGTAATTACCCCTAATGAAGTTAGAATTAAAAAAGGTATGATTCCAGTGGAAGGCGGAGATGAAATGGTAGATCTAAGGCCTCAGCAGGCAGCTGACCAAAAAGCAACGGCTGGGAAAACTAGAGCCAGAGATTCAGAAAGATCCGCAGCCTCTTCCGATAAAGTCGGAGAAGGAAGAAATGCAAAAGGCGACGGAAGCAGAGTTGACTAAATCCAATCAACTGCGATTTGCCTTTTTAGATAGATAAGTATAAAATTAAGCATATGAACATAGAAAAAAGTCAGTGGTCTTCTGACGGCCAAAACCTTCATTTATCTGTTCCTTTTACAAAAGTAAACAGGGAGAATAGAACCGTGTCTGGATTTGCAACTCTAGATAATGTAGATCAAACTGGTGACGTCGTAACAGCAGAAGCAAGCCTAAAGGCATTTGAAGCATTTAGAGGAAATCTTAGAGAGATGCATCAGCCACTTGCAGTTGGCAAAGTAGTTTCATTTAAGCCAGAGACTTACTACGATCAAAAATCAAAAGAATTTTATAATGGAGTTTATGTAACTTCATACATATCAAAGGGCGCACAGGATACTTGGGAGAAGGTTCTTGATGGAACTCTTTCTGGTTTTTCAATTGGCGGAAAGATTAAAGATTCAGATAATGAAATAAATAAGGCAACAGGAGAGTCTGTTCGTTTTATTAAAGAATATGACTTAGTAGAACTTTCAATTGTAGATTCACCAGCAAATGAAATGTGCAATATTATTTCAATAGAAAAAATGAATGGTCAACTTATTTTTAAAGGAATGGCAGCAGATGTTGTCACAGAAAATATTTTTTATTGCGAAGATAGCGACTCTGTTTTCATCTCGACAGACAAGACATACTCATCTCCAGTTACTGGTAAAGAGGCTACGCTAATTGGATGGGTTGAAAGCTCAGACATAAACAAATCAAAAGAGATAGATAAAGTTCTTGCTTCATTCAAGAAGTCAAGAGTTACGTTGCCTGCAACACAAACAATAGCAAAACAGGCAAACGCACAAGGAGGTAATGAAGTGGAAAAACTAAACGTACACGGTACAGATCCAGTAGTTGCAGAAGCACCAGTTGCAGAAGCACCAGCTGCTGAAGAAGTTGTCGTCGTTGAAGAGACCATGGTTGAGACTAACGTCAAGGCCGTCGAAGATGCACCAGCTGCTAAAGCAGAAGATGCAGACTCTGCTTCTGTAGATGTCTTTAAGTCAGTAGACGCAGATGCGTCAGCTGCAGTTGAAGGACAAGAGCCTGATTTTGCAAAAATGTTAGTAGACCTAAAGGGATTCTTTGCAGATACTCTTAGCAAGGCTACAGAGGCAAATGCATTACAGGTTTCTGAAATCAAAGAAACTGTAGAGACTTTTAGCAAGGGCTTAAATGCTCAAATCACAGAATTAGCAGAAAAGCACAGCGCACTTAGTGCAGCTGTAACAGAAATAAAGGGCACCATTGATGGTGTTCAAAAGCGTGTAGATGCCGTAGAAGGCGATACAGCAATTAAGAAGTCCTCAGACCTCGGCGGGTCTGCGGTACAAGCAGTAAACAAATCAAAATGGAACGGTTCTTTCCTCGGTTCCGTAAACGAAATATTTAACTAGGGTAGGTGAAATAATATGAGTAATGAAACATTAGAGAAAGCAATCGCAGCTGGTACAACAGCTACAGGTACTTTCGCATCAACAACTGGTGGAGATGGAATTCACACTGCGTCTGAAAATGGCAATGGTGGTCTTCTCAACCCAGAGCAATCAGCTCGTTTCCTAGACTATATGTTCGACGCAACCGTAATCGGAAAAGTCGCACGTACAGTTAGAATGAAGTCTGACACAACAGAAATTGATAGAGTCGGAGTAGGCGAGAAGCTTATGAAGCTCGCAACAGAAGGTGACAACACTGGCACAAACGCAGCAGTCACATTCTCAAAGATCTCTCTCACAACAAAGAAGCTACGTCTTGACTGGGAGCTCTCAACAGAGTCACTAGAAGACAATATCGAAGGTCCAGATCTAGAAGACCACATCGCACGTATGATGGCAACTCAGGCTGGTAACGATATTGAAGACGTTCTACTTAACGGTAACACAGCACTTTCATCAGATGCTCTTTACAAGGCATTTGACGGTGTTGTAAAGAAGGCCAAGGCAAATGCACACGTCGTAGACGCAGCAGGTGCAGGACTTTCTCGTGCTGTATTTAACTCAGCACTTAAGGCACTTCCACGTAAGTACAAGCAGCGTCGCACAGACCTACGCTTCCTTGCAGGATCTAACTTGATCCAGGATTACCTATACGCAACATCACAAAACATCCAGAATGTTAACCCACAGGATATTGCTTCAGGCATCATCCGTGGAGATGTAGCTCCTCTAGGTGGACCAGCAGGATACGTAGCTCCATACGCTTTCGGTATTCCAATCGTTGAAGTTCCACTTCTTCCAGAGACACAGACTGGCGATTACGCACAGGCTACAGGATCACACGGAGATGTTCACTTAACATTCCCTAACAACGTTGTTGTTGGTGTTAAGCGTGACGTAACTGTTTACCGATTCTTCTGGCCACGCAAGGACTCAATCGAGTACACAATGTATACTCGTGTTGGCGTTCAAATCGAGCAGGCAGACGCTTGGGTCGTTGTAAAGAACGTTAAGGTTGCTTCCTAATTAGGAATTAATCACAGAAAAGCCCCCAATTAAATTTGGGGGCTTTTCATTTTAATTATACAATGCTATAATGGTTTTACCTAGAAAAAGGAGTATTAAATGTCTTTTGACACATTAAAGGTCGCGGATCTAAAGGCAATTGCAGAAGAGTTTGCAGTTGAAACAGACGGGCTTAAGAACAAGCAGGATATAATTGCAGCACTAGCAGAAGAAGGTGTTACATATGCAGTATATGAAAAAACACTTAAAGATGTAGAAGATGCAAAAGAAGAGGTTGAGGTCCTACCAGTATTTGATCCAAAGGCAGAGCGCACAGAGGATACAGTATTAGTTATGATGACAAGAGCAAACCATAGATATGATATTATGGGACATACATTTACTCAGACCCATCCGTTTGTAGCAATGCACAAAGATTCAGCTCAACAAATTTTTGATAAAGAGGAGGGTTTTCGTTTAGCCACACCAAAGGAAGTTCAGGAATATTACGGCTAAGCTTAAACGCAACAAATGGAAATTATAGTAGGAACAAACTCACCAGTAAAGCAAAGAGTATTTTGGAAGGGCGGGATAGCTCAAGCAGACTCTTTGCCTACTGTTAAATTTTATGATGTAACAAATGATCCATCAATAGAGCCTTCTATAAATCCAAACACTTTACTTCTAACCCAAACTGCCGAAGAGGCAGAAACAGATAGAGGCGTATATTTGGTATACCCTCCAATATCCTTAACGAATAGACCAAGGACATTGAGGCTAGTTTGGGAATATGAAGTAGATGAAGAAAGTGTAGTTAAAGAGCATCTTCTTGATGTTGTAAAGCCATATGTTGATTTAACAAATGCTGCAGATGCTTTAGGGTTTGGCTTTGATCAATCTGATCCCAACTACAAAACATTTGTAGATTTAGCAGCAGCAGAAAGATATGCAAGAAAACTTATTGAAAGCTACACTGGACAAGAGTTTTATCTATATGATGATGTAAATGTGATATACGCAACTGGATCAGAAATTCTCCCATTGCCACACAAAATAAATGAGATACATTCCATACATCTAAACGACATACTTCTTATTGATAGAATAAATAATATTGATAATTGGAATGTCCCAGTAGAAATATCTTCTAGTGGATTTGGAATAAAAGTAAATAAGTCTGGCTTATTAGATAATGTAGTTTACACAGCAAACGGAATGGTCCCTCCAAGTATTAATGACTACAATAATGGGTCTTTTGTAAATGGTGGAGCTTATAGAATTGAAGGAAGATATGGCTGGGATCAAGTACCGTATGAAGTTGAGTTAGCTACCATAGAGTTAATGAAAGACTTCTTCTCTAAAGATAAAGACTGGAGAAACAAGTACTTAAAGAGCATACAGACATTTGACTGGCAGTTTGAATATGACACTGCAACATTTAGCGGAACTGGAAACAATTACGCTGATCAGCTTCTGTCTGAGTATGTCTTAAGCACTATGGTTTTGATATAATGAACAGACTCGTAGACTCTATTCTTAGCATGAAAATAGATGTTTATGCTCAAGATGATTATCAGGATCCAAACACTGGTGCAATTAAAAAGTCTTGGATATATCAAAGAACTATACCTTGTTTTGCAAAAGGAATAATAACAAACTCTGCTACAAGCAGAGGCGGGGACAATAGAGCAATCTCTGTTAAGTATGTAGACAATCAAACTATTGAGATTAGAACAGAAACAAGATTGACATACAGAGAAAAAGTAACTAATATCAGAGACAACTCAAATAATCCAATTTGGATAGAATTGAACTATCCAAACGATACTCCAACAGTATTTGAAATAACAAGCTCAACACCAATAACAGACCCATTTGGTAATTTAATGGCTTACAACTCAATTGCTAAAAGATCAGAGAGCCAGTTAATTGGAGACTAGTGGAGTAGCATTACTTCAAGCTTCTTCTGGTCTAGAGAGATTGATGGTAGGTGCACCTCAAGCAGGAGTTTTAAGAGATAGCAATGTGGCACAGATATCTGCATTTCTTTACTATCAGGCTAATGTTGCAGCCAGACTAGAATCCAATAAGGCATTTCAAAGACTATTTAAGACAACAATATTTAATCAGATAGAAAAAGATTTTGGTTTGTTTATTGATTCGCAAGCCAGAACAAAGCCAAAGTCATTACATCATGTATATGAGTGGAATAAGACAGGACAAGCAACTGCTCGTCTTTTTAAATTAAACCAGCTAGACGGAGTTGGGCTATCATTTAGAATTAACTATGAGTTTAAGATTTCAAAATCTTCGGTCCCATCTAAAAATAGAGAGCAGACAAGTAGATATGTTTTTGAAAGAAAAGCAGCTGTTATGGAAAAAGGAATGCCAGTTGTAATTAGACCAAAATCTGCTGAGAGATTAGTTTTTGAAATTGATGGAGAAAAGGTTTTTATGCCAAAGGGTAAGTCAGTTACAGTAAAGAGCCCTGGAGGCAGAGCATCAACAAATCAATTCGATTTAACATATAGTAGATATTTTAGCGGACCAATGGTTAGCAACTCAATAAAGATGTCTGGATTTCAGAACCTATTCGGAGCTAAATTTGAAAGAGCGATGAAAGTTCCTTCATCTATTGCCAAGGTGCGTTATTCCTTTAGTCCAGGTACAATTAGACTACAGGCCGAGGCGGCACTAACAGAAAAATTCGGAGGAGTATTTTAATGACTAATTATGGAATAGACGCCATGTACGAGATAAGAAAACATCTTTGGCAAGAGCTTTTGTCAAATAACATAATTGATCAAAATGCTTACTATAGCGATAATCTTGGCGAATCTATAATTCCAATTATTCCAGTTCAGCAGGCTCCAGAAATGAATCAATTCTTAAGCGGCAAGACCCATATTGTTTATGACAAGATTGGAAGCACCTATGAAGAAAATTGGCTTATATGCTGTGAGAAGATATCCTTTACAATATACTCAGTGGACTTTGCCGAAATCAATATAATCAGAAACATGATGATGGATGTTTTTAGAAGAATGGACGATTCAGCCAGAGACCTAAATAAATCAAGATCAACAGACAAGATCATATTCCACAACACCCTTATACTAGAGATGTCCCCAACAGAGCCATCTACAGAGCTAGCAGGCTTCTTGGCGGCAGATGTTATTATAGAGGTCAAATACTCTAGGACAGTTGGCCCAAAGGGTAGATTTGACTAGTTTGCCTTTTAGTTGATTGTAAGATAAAATTATACCAAGAGGAAAAGAGCCTAGCCAGCTTAATTTAAAGTTATACAGCAAGTCAATATATATATATTTATTTAATGGAGGTTTTACAACATGGCACAAATTACAGGTAATGCAAAAAACATACTTGTTGGTGCATCACCACTGTTTCTTTCAGTGACAGATGTTACCGATTCAGATTACGTCCCAAATGCTGAAGCAGGAGTTCTTAATGCTTTTGCAGCAAACAAGAACAAGACAGTACCAGCATTTAAGTCAGCAACATCATACATTGATTCTTTGAATGCAGTAGATGTAGCAACATCAGCAACTGGCGCAACAGCACCAGCTCTTGATGACAAGGGTGCATTTTATCGCAACGTAGGTTTTACAAATAACGGTCTTCAGGTTACATACAACCCATCATACGGTTCAGTAACAGTAGATCAGCTTCTTGATACAGCAAAGCTTTTCAAGGAGTCAATGGAAGTTATGATCGCAACAGAAATGGCAGAAGGTACTCTTGAGAACGTTCTAGCAGTATTCGGTCAGCGTTCAAGCACATTAGTACCTAAGATGACAGGACAGACTGTTGCTACTGGTTTAGCAGCAGAGGACAAGCTTGGACTTGCAGGTGGAGCTCTTGGTGAGCAGCCAACAGAGCGTCAACTTATTGCAGTAGGTCAGGCACCAACATCTGAAGCAACTCTAACTGAGCGTGTATACTATGCACGTCGTGTTCTTTCTGTACAACAGTCACAGTTCTCTTTGGCTCGTAACGCAGCATCAACATTCCCAGTTACATTCCGTTTGCTACCAGACGGCGCAAAGGTCGGCCAAGAATATGGTTTCATCGTAGACCGCGTTCTAGCAGTATAATTAATAATAATTAATTACAAAACCCCCTAAGAAATTAGGGGGTTTTGCTATTGTATTGGTATTTCTGATATGATACAATAATTAAGACGAGATCCTAGGAGGATTTAAATTGGCAACAACAGTATATGATGTAGAAGAAATTCAGCTACAAAACGGGGCAAACGTAAAGCTAAAGCCTTTAACAATTAAAGAGCTTAGAAAGTTTATGGCTGCTATTAGTAAGACAGCAGAAGTAACTACAGAAGATGAAACTTTAACAATTCTTATTGATGCTTGTGCAGTAGCACTAGAAAAGCAGCTTCCAGAATTAGTTGCAGATAGAGACGCATTCGAGGACGTATTAGATGTACCAACAATTAATCGTATCCTTGAAGTATGCGGCGGCATTAAGATGGACGATCCAAATTTGCTAGCAGCAGCGGTTCTAGCTGGTCAGAACTAGATCTAGCTGCCTTAGAAGGAGAAGTATTTCTAATAGGAAACTATAAGAATTACGAGGAATTGGAAGATAATCTTTCAATGCCAGAACTGATTCAAACTTTTACATCTATGCAAAAGTCTGAGTCAGAAAAAAGAAAGTTCTTAGCTGCAATACAAGGTGTAGACCTTGATGGCGGCGAAGAAGAAAGACCCAAGAGCTTTGAAGATGTAAAAAGAAAAGCACTTGGAATTACTGCAGATGCATCAGATGTTGTTTCGCTACAAGGTCAGTTTGCATCAGACGCAGGATTTGGTATCGGAGCTGGCCTCGGATACAAAAAGGAGTAAGAGTTGGCAGATCAAAATATAGTAACCAACATAACTGCGACGGCTAATTTTTCTAGCCTAACAGCGCAGTTACAAGCGGTTACTCAGCAACTCTTAAAACTCCAAGCTACAACAATTGGTTTAAATAAGAATCTGACTAGCCAGGTTGGAGTCATGAATCGTCAGTTTGACGAAACCATGCGCTCCACTGGTCAGTTCTCTAGACACTTTGTAACATTAACTTCAGACGTATCTAAGTTTGGTCAAAACCTAGATAGCGGAAGAATGAAGCTTGGCCAATACTTTAGAACTTGGCAAGGTCATACACAAAAGACTAGCTCACTAGTTAGAGATTTAGCCAAGCAGCAGGTTATGCTTGAGAATGCAATAATTCAGCCTATTGGTAAAAATGCACAAGGATTAATGCAATACAACGTAATGGTTCAATCTGGACTAGACGTTACAAAGAATAAGTCAGCGCTTCTAAGACAAGAGCTAGCCATCATGAATAAGGTTATGATGGATGGATCTAATCAGCTAATTAACTGGGGTAAGAATACACAGTGGGCTGGTAGACAGCTAACAGTTGGTCTTACAGTTCCTTTAGCAGCATTTGGTATGGCTGCAGCAAAAGCATTTAAAGAAGCAGATCAAGAATTAACTCGCTTAACAAAAGTTTACGGAGGATTAACTGCAACATCAAGCGCTGATCTTCTTCAAGTTCGCAAAGATGTTATGGCAGTTTCTAGAGAATTAGCTTCTGGACTAGGAGCAAACTTTACAGAGACTATCGCTTTAGCAGCAGATATTGCTGCAACTGGAAAACAAGGCGCAGATCTTATAGACTCTACAAGACAAACAACTAGACTTGCAATTCTTGGTGAAGTAGATAGACAAGAAGCCATGAAGGCCACACTTGCAATTCAGACAGCCTTCGGTCAAAATACGATGGAGCTTGCTGAGTCTATTGACTTCTTGAACGCAGTTGAAAACCAGACGTCTACTACTCTAGATGACTTAGTAACTGCTATTCCAAAAGCAGGACCAGTTGTTCAGGCTTTGGGCGGAGATGTACAAGACCTTGCACTTTATTTAACTGCTATGCGTGAAGGTGGAATTAATGCATCAGAAGGTGCTAACGCATTAAAGTCTGCTTTAGCATCTGTTATCAACCCCACAAAGGTTGCAAAAGAAATGTTCATGGGGTTTGGCATAGACTTATCTGGCATTGTAAATAAAAATGCTGGAAATTTAACTGGCACAATAATGGCATTAAAGGATTCATTAGATTCACTTGAGCCATTACAAAGAGCAAGAGCAATTGAGCAGCTATTTGGAAAGTTCCAGTTTGCTAGAATAAATGCTTTATTCGAAAACTTAGGTAAAGAAGGAAGCCAGACTCTTCAAGTCTTAGACTTGATGAAAGCAAGTACACAAGACTTAGCTGCAATTTCAGCACGAGAATTAACAGCGCTTACAGAGTCTGCATCTGGTAAATACAGAAGAGCACTCGAATCTGTTAAGGCAGAACTGGCTGTAGTTGGAGATCAGTTCTTAAAAATTGGTGCATTTGTATTAAATGCTATTGATGGCATTTTAAAGTTTATTGGGAATCTACCAGCACCAATTAAAGCAGTACTAGGATTTATTGGCGGGCTTACAGCAATTGCTGGTCCTATCATCATGCTTACTGGTGTGCTTGCAAACTTCTTTGGATACATAATTAAGGGAGTATTAGCTCTTAAAAATATTGGTAAGGGCGGAACTGGATTTAAATTATTAACACCAGAATTAATGGCAGCATCTGCTGCTGCTAAAACTGTAGAGCAGTCATTCTATAGCGATACTAAGGCGGCTGCTACATTCTCAGATGCAGTACTTACTTTAGCAGCCTCATTTGATAGATTAAAAGCAAGTGCTATGAGCGCAACAGTTGCGACATCCAATGGAATTTCTACAGTTGGAGGAAGCACAGTGCTTTCGGGCGGCGGAAGAATTGTAGACAAAGACAATCCTCTTGTAGGTAGGCCATACTCAAGAGACATGTCACATGTTATACCAACTGGATCTAAGACTCCTCAACAAAGAGCAGATGAAACAATATTCTCTACAGTTCCTGGTCCTAAGCCAGTAAATCTAAGACTTTCAAATTCACCACAAACATATATGCACGAGGATCTTCCAAGAATTCATGGAGTTACTGCAGTCAATGGAGTTTCTAATGGAATAGTTGCATCAGAAGCTGCCAAGTGGCACTCAATGACTGCAGCAATTGCTATGCAATCAAAGGCAGAATTAGCAATACTTAAGACAGAAGTTGCTGCAACAGGAACAATAACAGCATCGCTTGCAGATTCTTACCAGGCACTTCTACCACAAATGACAAGAATAACTACCCTTGCTGCAGATGAAACAGCATTGATAGTTCAACAACTGCAGGCTGGAAAGATTACTGTAGAAGCCGCAAGAGCTAAAATATTTGCATTAAATGCTCAGGTTGAAGCAATGATGGTTCAAACAGCACAAGGTGTTGCCGCCGCTCAAGCAAGAACTATTAGCTTAACTACAGTACCATTAACTAGCCAGCCAGTTGTAAGCGCAACTGGAAAGTCTAATATGAAAGAGCTTTTCCACAAAACAGAAACTGCAAAAATGGTGGATGCAATTGCAAGAGGTTTGGGAGTTAGAACTTCTGGTGCTGGATATAGTATTCATACAACAAAGCCTAGATTTAATACTGGCGGAAAAATAGAATCGTTTGGCCCAAATAAAACTCAGGTTACTGGTCCAGCATCTATAACATATGATGACAGAATGGGAGATGTTCCACTAGGAGGATATGTATTAAACCAATCTGCATCAATGGATCCAAGAAATGCTCCACTGGTTGCAGCTGCACCATCTACATATGATAATTCTGGAAGCAACATAACTGCTTTACTTACACCAAAAGAAACAGTATTTGGTCCAGGCATTCAAGATAACCCAGAACTTTTCAGAGCAGTAGATGCAGCAAATAATGGAGTTCCTCTTCCACAGCATGCAGCTGGAGGAAAAATTAAGCTGTCTAGATCTAGTTATGGAGTTCCTGCACTTACTATAAGACCACTTTTTAAAGATAAGATATCTGAATATAGAAAACGAGTAGCTGAACTTGCAGAGCAAAAAAATAAAACAAGACTAGATCCACGTGGAAGAGATACGCAAATTATAGGATCATATGGAGGAAGAACTTGGGTCACTAGAGGCGCATCAACAAATGCAGCTATAGATGACTACATGAGATCATTATCTCCATCTGAAAGAAGAAAAGCAGCAAAAGTTATAGAAGAATTTTCTGCTTCTATAGAAACTACAAAAAAAGCTGCTGAAAGAGGTGCACCAAGAGGAAGGGACGCATTTGCAATAGAAGCAGGACACCTAGAGTCTAATAAAGGAGCACTAGCTAAAAAACTAGCTGAGAATGAATTACCTCCTCTTGACCTTAACAAGATTATACATGCAACACATTTAACAAGAGCGGTTGTAATAAATGGAAAGAGATATGTTAGCAAATACACTGTTGACTATGACGCTCAATCTAACTTGCAGGCAAACCAAGGCACACTTTTAGCTAAAGACTTTTTAGATAGAAACATGGGTCGAACTGGCAAGTACGATAGGCTGATGCGTAAATCTGGAGTTCCTCAAGAAAAATGGGCAGATACAGAAAAAGAAATTGACCAAAAGATTAAAGCTATTCTTAGGGGCAAAGAGTCAAAGAAAATTGGAGATGAAAAGGGAGACATAACCTTTGATTCATTTATACCGCTTATTGATTCAAGTATAGTTTCAGCAGGAGGATCTGCTGCGAAACTAAAAGAATTACAAAGAAATGTAGTAGAGAGAAAAAATTCAGGCGGAATTGTCGGAGGAAAAGTAAAGCCTGGAAAGTTTAACTACGGAAGATTATTCCTCGGAATGCCTAGAAGTATTAAGCAGGTAGAAAAACAAAGACAAGCTAGACTTACTATGGAAGAAATTGATGCTGGAGTTAGAACTGGTAAATATTCAACAATGCCACCAACTAATTTCGGTAAGCTTGATACTCCTACAACTGGACATAGTTTCCCAGTAGAAGGAATTGGTGGAGTATATATAAAGCCAGACGGATCAAAAGTATTTGTTAAGCCAGTAATGGATGAAGACGCAGCCCTTTCACAACAACGTGCGACAATGATTGTAAGGGGTGGGCATGAAATGCACTCTCCTACACAAGAAATTAGAACAATGATTGACCCTACAGATCCAGCTGGCAGAAGAAAACTTATTGTTCTTGAATCTCCTTACGATAAAGCCTTTGCTACTCAAAGTGGGGTGTTTGATGAAAAAGCTTACTTTAAACAATTGGTTGCTGCCAACCTAAGAGGAGATAAAGATTTAAGTAGAGACAACATATCTGGAAGAAACGTTAATGATACAGGAACAGATGGAGTATACGATAGAGCTTCTGGAAAGAGAAGATTCCATGGAGAATGGAAAGATGGAGAATGGATCGACAAAATGCCGTCTATGCAAGAGATGGCACGGATCAATTTACTTGGAGTAAAAGGCGGAGCTAAGAGATTCTTTGCAGAAGCAACTCTTAATATTCCAAAAGGCATGACGCCACAACAGTATCATCAAAAAATGATTGATGAAATTGATGAAGTACTTCCAAAACTAAAAGAAACAATTGCTAAGTTTGGCGACCTAAATCCAACAGAGGCAGCAGTTTATGCTGCAATGATAAAAAGATTAGAGGAAGGAAGAAGAGTAAATTGGGAAGAGTTTCATGGAATTCACTCTGCTGTAAAAGTTTCTCCTCCTAAAGCACTAACACCAGCAGCATTAAAGAAATTAAAAGACGAAGCAGAGCTAAGAATACGCCAGAGAGGTCATGCTATATCTCTTAGCGACAATTCATTTAAAACTCCGCTTAATGGATTTAATGGCGGAGGAATAATAAATGTTCTAAAGTCATTAGCAATGAGAAGAATTGGTGCAGGGTTTGGGCCAACAGGTGCACCAAAGCCTAGCATGTATGAGTCAGCTCCATGGGGAGTTAGCTCTTTATCTATTAAAGCAGCAGAGACTTTATTTGCAAGTACTGGACTAAGACCGTATTCACAAAAACTTCTATATGACAAATTCGCTGCAGCATTAGCTAAAGAAAAGCCTTACGGATATGTTAAGGGTCCAGACGGATCTTTAAGAAATGCGCTTGAGCCAAGTTCACTAGATGCTGTTATTAGAAAAGCCGCAAGCGACTTAATTTCAGACAGATCTGCTTTTAAGCAGCTGTCACCAATTGATAGAGACATACTTAAAAGAAGATATTTAAATTGGGACTCTAAAAAAGATACTCCAATCACAGCTGAGCTTAAGAAAAAGATATTCGGCATTGACGGAGAAAGAGAAATGGGCGGACCAGTATCTCCAGGTCAAAGTTATTTAGTTGGAGAAAAGGGTCCAGAAATATTTAGTCCGCTACAAAGCGGCAACATAATCCCACAGTTTGCACTTGGTGGATTAATTAAGCGAAGTAAAGATTTTTATGGTGAAAAGATTACTGATGTTAGTCAGATTACATCTAAAGAGCATGCAAAGCGTCTTTTAAAATCAGGAGACCCAAGCCAAAGAGCTATGGGACAGCTCTATTTAAATAACCTTGCTGCATCTAGAACTCCAATGCCAGTTGTTGGAACACCACCTAAGCCTGGCCCACTATCTGTTGGAACAACAACAATAATTGGAAATGGAGGGGTAAGAACAAACGTTCCAACTATTCAAGGATCATTGCCTTATGTCCCATCAGTGCCTCTTCAAAGAGCAAACCAGGCTATAGATTCTGCAATAGGATCTATTGCTAGTAGGCTAAAGATTTCATCCGACAAATTAGTTGTTAGAGCCAGAATGATGGGCTCAGAAATTAATTCATCAATGATGGCATTAACTGGAAGTATTCAAAAACTTGGAACATCAATTAAAACAACATCTACAGCAGCTTCAACTTCAATTGCTTCGACAGTAAGAAGATTTACTTCTACTTACAGCCCTGGCGGATCTCAAATATTAGCATATGGTGTTCCTGGCTCACTCGCAGCTGGAGTTGGGCAATCATATGGACCAGCTGCGTTCGGAGAAGATTCAGGTGTAAGCAAAGCAAAACGAGCAGGCACAGCATTTTCAACAAATGCAAAATATACAACTGCAGCAATGATGCACCCATTGCAATTCCTAAAGAGCAAGGGAATGGGAGCAGATCCAGATAGACCTTTTGGTAGTGGCGCTGGCGGAATGCTAGTTGGAACAATCGGCGGAATGGCAGCAGGTGGAGCAATAGGAAATGCTGTTGGTGGACAAAATGGAATGATGATGGGCTCAATGGTTGGGTCGATGGCTGGTCCAGCTATTATGCAAGGCGCTGGAAAATTAGTTACATCAATGGCTGGTAAAGCAGTTGCAGCAGGAGCTGTAAAAGCAGGACTTGCAGCAACAGCCGCTGGAGTAGCAGGCTTGGTTGCGCCATTAGCTGCAGTTGCTGCAGCAGGATATGCTGCATACAAAATGTGGGGACACTATAAACGAGGACAAGAACTTAACATACAAAGTTTTGGTTTAACCGCAGAGGCTGCTAAAAAAGCTGGTCTTAGATTTACTGATTTCGGGTCAAAGATAAAAGATACTATTCAGGACTCAGAAGATCTAGCTGCTGCAAATAAGCTTGTATATGAAAGTATGAAGGATGGCGGAACCCCATTCCAGATGACAATTGCAGAGTATAAAAAGCTTAAGAAGGAAGTCAAAGAAACATTTGCAGAGCAAATAGCAGTTCTAGATAGACAGCCTTCAGAAAAAGTTCCAGATGCTGTTCGTAGAATTAAAGAGTCTTTAATTGCAGCTGGCATGTCTGCAGATGAAGCAACTAAAAAGGTTTTCACCATGCTTCAGCTTTCAAATAAAAAAGATCAATCAATTACTGCAACAATTGGTAATGCAAAGTTTAAAAATATTACAGATCCACAAAGTGCTGCAGTTTCTGCTGTAACAAGTTTTGGAGCGGACACAAGAGATCAGGGCAGCAAAGAAAGAGCTATGTCACTAAACACAGCTTTGACTGCAACTGAAACTGCTATAAATGATTTGATGGCCAAGAGAGCAAGAGAAGTAGCAAAAGATGTAAGTGGTAAAAAAGAGCTTCTAACATACGCAGAAGCCGAAAAGATAATGCTAGACAAAATTAACAGGTCTGGCGAGGCTCGCACAGCCATTACTCAAGAAACAGTTGATGAAATGGCAAAAGCAAATCCAGAAGTAAAGAAGATGATTAATGGATCTGATACTGTAGTAAGCGTATGGCAAAAGATTAGATTACAGGCCCAAGGATTTAATGGAGATCTTTCTCAATTAAATGCTGCTCAAACAAAGCTTATTGCAGATTCGTTTGCAGCAATATCTGATGCTGTGGTTGCAAAAAACAGAGTTGGAATATTAAAAGATCAGTACGCATCACTTGATAAACTAGAAAAGCAAATTAAGAATTATACAAAAGCTCTTAAGGGACAATCAGTTGCAGAACAAATATCTGATAGAGATAGACTAAAAGCACTTAATAAACAAATAGAGGCTATAAATAAGCTTGCAGAGGCAAGAAAGAAAGCATTATCTGCCGCACAAGAGGACGCAAACCTTGGAAGACAAATTGAAAAGGTTAGACTTGAGATACAAAATGCAGAGGCAGTCGGAGATACGGAAAAGGCACAAAGTCTAAGAATTGATTTAGAGTCACTAACTTCACAGCAGCAAACAGATGCCCAGATGAAGGCAATAGATACCGCTGCCGAAGCCGCAATTAAGCCTTTAAAGGCCGCCGCCGATGCTATTTCAAACAAGCAAGAAAAGCTTGGAGACGCAGCAGCAATTGCTGCAGAAAGTTTAGATAAGTTAAAAGATAGATACGATAAGCAACAAGCAGCAATTAAAAAAGTAAATGATTCTATGACTGCTTTATATGGAAATGCTGCAGCAGCAGGATTAACGGTTGAGGCTTACGCAAAGAAAAATAAAGAAGCGTCTGCTGGATTTGTAGCTGCAATGCAAGCTGCTACTGGCGCAGCGATGCCAAAGTATAAAGAAAGAACATATTATAATGGCAGCATGTTGGTTACAGAAAAGGTTCCAATTGCCCCATATGAAAACGCATTAGAGCTTCTAGCAAAATCTGGTGCTGCTACAGGAGTAAATACGGCTCTTGTAAAAGCATTAGGTGACGGAGCAACTCTAAAAGATGTTGTTGATGCAGTCAAGGGAATAAATGGAAAACCTGCACTAAGAGAAAACATTAAGGTAACTGGTGATTATTCTGACAGCAAAGAAACTAAAGAGTATGATGGCAAAAAAGTACAAGTTCTGAATGCACAAGCTCGTGACGCTATTAGAAAGAGACTTGACCTTCAGCCAGGAGAAACATTTATAGTTGATGGCCAAAGATATAGACAAAATACTACTGGCGGAACTCCAATTTGGACTGGGCCAGCTCCAAAGGGCCCCGCTTTACATGAAGGCGGAAAAGTATCTGGTCCAGGTACCGCAACATCAGATTCAATTCCAGCAATGCTTTCAGATGGAGAATATGTATTTAGTGCAAAGGCTGTAGATGCAGCTGGTGGACCAGACGCCGTAGATTCTTTGCACAAAGCCCTTAGAAGAGCAGAAGGTGGCCCAGTAGGTAAACAGAAGCCTCAAAAACAGCAGCTTCCATTTTTCCCATGGCGTCCTGATCTTCCAGATTACTGGAGCAACGGAAAGCCAACTGGAGATCCACGCACTGGAAGGTGGGGAGAGCTAAGATACAATCCTTCAAAGGGTAAAGACATCTGGGGCGGAACAGAAATTCCAGGACTTAAATTTACTGGAAAGACACCACAACAATCAGATTACTGGCATCAGATGGCTGAGCAGCCAAGTAAATATCGTGGTCCAGGAATGGGTATTGATAAAGATCCAATGCGTTTAGCAGGATCTGGAGCCTCTATGGGCTTTTCTGGAAACGGTGCATATGGGTTTGGCCCACTGTTGTTCCACAAGGGTGGACCAGTTGGGCATAGGCACGGAAGAAATCTTCCAGAAAAACAAAATTGGTTCCAAAGATATGTATCAGAGCTAACAAAATCTCAAAAAGAAGCAGCAGGAATGCTTCCATCTTTCATGACATCAAACAACAAAGCAGACGCTCTTGGTGCTGGATCAATATTAAGAAAAATGGCTGGACAGGCTGAATCAGGAGATACTCTAAGTTCAATACTTTTCCCACTCAACTTTCTTGGAATGGGGTCTGCCAGATCGGCACTTGCAAATCCGACAGCAAATGTAGCAAAACAGTCATCTTCACTTGGCGCACCTTTAATTAGAGCGCTTAGCAAAATACCGTCTCTTGGAAAGGATCTGTTAAAATTAGTCACCTGGAACACTTTAGGTAAAGTAAAGCCACTTCAAAATAATTTATATAAAGCAATAGGCCTTAAACCAGAAGGTCTAATTCGCAAGTTTAAAAATGCTTTTGACTATACATCAACAACTGGAAAGTCTTATTTTGAAGATATAGTTAATAGGCCACCTCCACCAAGGCGAAGCGGATCAGGTGCTCCACCAGGGCCTGCAAATGATGATGATTGGTTTACAAACTTGCCTCCATCTAAACTCCATCCCATGCAAGCATTGGGAGAGGCCGCAGCAGCAATGAAAAATAAATTTATAAACCCAGTCATGACTCCATTAAAAAATGGAGTTGGTAAATTAACTTCAATGTTCTCAAAAGAAAATATCTCACAGAAACTTTTAAAATTTTCACCAAAAATGATATCTGATTTTCTTTACAGATATACCCCCGTAGGAAGTATTCAAGCACTAAGATCAGCAAAAAAGATGAATATGAGCAAAACTACAGCCGACACAGGCCTAGGGCTAGACCTTTCATTAGAAGAACTTTTTAAACAAGATTTTTATCATGGAGGAAACTTACCAGAAGATCTTTTAAATAGACTAACTCCATCTTCTAAAAATGTTTCTTTAAGCGGAAACATATTTAATTTTGATTTATTTGCTACTGTAGAAAAAATAATGGCAAGAGAGTATGCAGTAGGTAAAAATGCAGAAAAAGGCGGATCGTTATGGAAAACTTTATTTAGAGTCCCAGAAGACATGTCAAAGGTATGGGACATGCGAGGCGGAGCTCCTTCTCTATGGTCACAAAACAAAAAGGGTTATGCGGCTGTAGAAAAATATTTTATTGATGTTTTAAAAATGTCAAGAGAAGAAGCAAGGGATATGCTAGCTGGAGAAAGGGTCCCAGGCGTAGCAAGGCTTAGCAAAGCGTTAATAGACAGGCTATCATTATTCCAGGGAGAATATTTAAACGAAGCATTTGCCGTAAATGGCAAAGGTGGTCCAAAATGGTTAATGGACACCATTGTTCATACTGGCGGAAAGCTAACAAATTCCGACACATTCCATGCCGTTGTTGCCACGCTAGACCCAGAAAACCGTATAAAGCTATTAAAAAATATATTGCCAAAATCAGAACTTATAAAAACCCATGGAGTTCTTGATGAATTTTTGCCTTCTACTCTTGAAAGATTTATAGAGCAGTATGAAAAATATGGAAAATCTTTTAAACCACTGCTAGAAGGAATCTGGCCAGCTATACATAATTCAACATCCGCTGCTACAGGCGGATATATTAGTAATGGAAAACTAAATGTTCCTAAATTTAAAGATGGAATTAATGTAGTTCCACAAGATATGTTAGCTCTGATTCATAAAAATGAGTCTATAATACCTGCTACAATGAATCCATTTAATCCAGAGGCGGCAATGCCTAGATATAATTTTGATAGACCTTCATTTGGCATAAGAGGGGAAGGTTCATCTGGAGCATCTTATACTGTTAACCAAAACATATACGCATCTGATGGAATGGATGTAGAGGCCCTATCCAATATAATTGTTCGCAAAGCAGAAGCAGTTATTGGACAAAAGGCTAAGGTTAATGTTAAAATGGTTGGACAGGGGAAGAATATATAATGGCAACGGCTTTAGTTTTACCAGCAGGAGCAGCTTTGTTTGTGCAAGACGCTGCTGGCGTTTTCCATTCATTAACTGAACATAACAGAAGCCCCATAGTAGTAGAAACACAAAGGTTCGAGAAGACTTCTAGGATGGCCAATGGAAGCCTTAGAAAGCTGTTTATAGCCGATAAGAAGACAGTCTCTACCTCCTGGAGCATGGTCCCTTCATACACCTCTATGACCGTAGATGGATACTGGGGAGCAGAAGATATAAAAAACTTTTATTTAAGTGCTCATGGACAAGGCACATTTAATGTAAAAATTGCATATAATTCTACAAGAACAGAAACTTTCCTTGCCTCATTTACTTCATGCTCAGCAACTATGGTAAGAAGAAATGTTAAAGAAAATGCGGCGGACACTGCACAAGCATTTTGGGACCTATCTATCGCACTGGAAGAAGTATAATGCAAACCGTAAGCCCATCAACCTTAAATTTAATTAATCAGTCTGTATCCTATTCAATGTCGGGCGGATGCTGGCTAGAATATAATATGAACGATTTGATTTTAGGTGCTAAAGTAAGAGGGCCAAATGGAACCGATGAAAATCCAGAAGGCGATCTTAAAATAAAACAAACTACTACTTCTGGAAAAGAATATTACCCATATAAAAAACTATTTCCGCTAACAAATATAATAGATCCAAGAAGACCTTCTTCTGCAGGCATAGGCTATTTTTTATTAAACAAAATGGTACCAGTTGCCATACCAAAATATAATGTTTCAAAGGAGCTACCTTCCAGACTTTATTTTGCTAGTGCAAAGAATCAGTATAAATACTTTTTGGCTGGCCCAGCAGAAAACCTTTCTCTACCTAACTGTAATATTACTGTAGAGTATCCAGTAGTAAAAACAGCTGTAGCAAATACTATAGTTGTTAAATTTGAGACTTCATACTCAAAGCCAGTCAGTTGGTCAATTAAAATAAAAAACCATCAGGATGTAGAAGCCACTATATTTACAAATACAGTTGTATCGAGTAGTGATACAGGAGTATTTCAACTTTATTATAACGGAGGACTATGGTCAAGCCCATCTTCATGGTCAACTACAAAATTTACAACGCCATCAGTTCCAGTAGATATTAAGAACATTACTGTAACAGTAAACACAATTAGCAAGGCAAACTCATACCTAGGAGTTATTGAAATAGGAGCAAGATACATACAGGATGTTTCTGACAGAGTAATTTCTTTTCAGGCTTCAAAAATGTCTTCCGACGACTCATCTGGAATTGTTCCAGTAGGATCAGTAACAGCAAATGCTTTGTCATTATCCCTGGAGGGATTTGATAAAAAGGGAGTAGAGTATGATAAAACTTTGGCATTTAATAAAAACAATATTAATTTGTATAAAAACGTTAAGATAATGCCATTTAATAAAATAGGATCAGACATGATTTTTCAGGGAGTATTTTATATGGACTCCTTCATGTTATCTGAGTTTGGAGATATTGATATACAAGGCCTAGACGGAGCTAAATTTTTACAAGAAATATTAGCTCCAGATATTGTAATTCAAAATGCTCCATCACAAGCTATTATTAGAAGGCTATTAGACGGCATAGGATTTAATTCATATAATTTTAATACATATAATAAAGATAGCACAGACTTAGCCGATACAGCTACCATAGTCCCTTTATTTTGGTATACAGAAGACACAAAGACAGTCTGGGAACATATACAGGATTTATGCAGAGACACTCAAATGATAGCTACATTTGATAACAACGACATACTTCAGTTCTATCCCAGAGACTACCTATTTGATAAAACAAGAGAAGCTAGTTTTAAGTTTAGAAGCGAAAAAAAATTATTAAATCTGCCTAATATAATTTCTATGAATAAAGAAACTGTGCCTTCAGTTAAAGCAGTTAAAGTAATTTACTCACCAATAATAAGTACAAACTACTCTGGTTCTTCAGACAACCTTTATGTCTCTCCACCTTCTGCAATTGGTGCAGCCGCCTTACAGAATACTTTATTAGCAACACCACCTGTTACAGAAGACACCCCATTAGGAGTGGTATCACTTGCACCAATAAGCGTGTACAGTTCTTTGGCCGACACATCTTTTTATAATAAGTCTGGATATTTTTTAATAAATAATGAAATAATTAAATACGATGCAATTGAATTTCAGTATGAACCAATTTCTGCGCCAAATACAATCAAGTATAAATGGATAACTTCTGATTCAGATATAGCAAAGTGGTTGGGAGAAAGCGTACTGGGTTCTTTTAAATCAACTCTAAGATATAGAATCAAAGAAAGAAATTCATTCAATGCTACTGGTAAGGGAGTTGGTGTTGGAGAAGAGCACAAAGTAGAGATTGATAAGTTAAAAAATGAATGGTTTGGATCTAGGTTAAATCTTTCTGCAAAAACAAATGTTGCAGATCAATCAGTATTTACATTAAAGCAGAAGGAAAAGCAATCAGAGGGCCCAATAGTAAAAGAAGTAGAAGTGTCAAGATCACTACTTCACATTGTTGTCCCCCCAGCATCTAAAGAATATTATTGTGCATCAATTACTCCAGATACCGTTAACATGTCTACAGAAGAATATTTTTCAGTAGGAACAGCATTGTTTTTCAAGCTTGCAAGAAATTCTTTTGGAAGAGTAACTGGAGAGCAAGCGGTATCTGCTGCACTAGGCATAGGGCTGGACGCTAGTAATTTAAATGGCTACATATTAAAAATTTCAACTTCACAGAACGTTGCAACCAAAGGATTGGGATACAGAGATGTGCAACTTTGGAAACTTGTAGACGGTAAAGAATCAAAAGTAACAGACACACAAACAGCTGAAGACAATTCAATTACTGGAGTTTCTGGAGGAAGATTTTATAGAATAGACGTTAAGGTGTCTAAGGCCACAACTGGTAAAAAAATATTTAAAATTAAATTTAATAATCAACTCATTACGGCAACTGATGAATCCCCTATAGCAATAAACTCAAAGATCTCACTTATTGGAATTGAAGGAGAGGCAGCCTTTGACTATGCATACTGCTCTTCTTTAACTAAAAATGAATTTAACTCTTCTAACTCGTACGATAACTATGGCTCATATATTTCAGCATCAAACTCTTTGCAGAACTTATTTGGAGATTTTGTTTTTTCTGGTGCCGAATCTTCCTATAAAGCCCCATGGATAAAAGAATTTGGGCCAGTGGCAAGAGAGATAAAAAAAATATCGACTAAATATTCAACAAGGCCAGGTCTTGTTAAATATCCTCAAATAATTTTAAATCCAAACGTTACACTTATAGGGCACGATGCAACCTCGTTTGGAATAGATGCCTACATATTAAATAACACAGGAGCATTTGTTGATATAGCAGACGGAGGAGAAAAAAGCTTTATTGTTGTCGGAGAAACAATAACAACACTGGATCCATTTGAGTACATAGACCCAGACTTTTCTTCAACTAAAAATGATGAGCAAGTAGCCTTTGAGTCTACATGGATACAAAGAGAAGAAGAGGCAAAAAAATTATCTGAATGGATGAGAACCCAGTGGTCAAAGCAACAGATTGTTCTGACCCTTGATATTTTCCCCAACCCAATACTTGAAATAGGAGATATTGTCGAAATATCTTATCCTAATAACTTAGTATATTCTACAGAGGATACAGGCAAAACGGCAGGTAAGTATATAGTTTTGGACATAGAGCAGGCCTATAGCTCTGACCCATCTACAAGAATAACATGCAGGTCGATTTATGTTTAATGAAATGGTAGAATCTTTATATGGTTAGAAAAAATCCTAAAATAGGAAAATCTCAAATAGCTGGTGGAATCAAAGTCCAGCTACCACTAGACTCACCCCTAATTGGTATATTAAAAACAGATCAATACGATCTTGTAAATCTATATACAAACCAGGTAGATAAGACTTATGTTCCAGAAGAAGGTTCTGATGGACCTCCAGAGCCACCGCCAGAACCAGTTCTGGCTCCAAATCTAGAAGACATTACTCTTATAGGTAAAACAGGCAAACGATATTCTTCTGGATCAATAATTACTGACCCAGAAATATACTATGACTCAAACAACAATAGGTTTCTCAGAGTCACCTTTGAAGTAAAAAACAGCGTAGGAGATATTGTAAAAGGGGCTATTATAATATGATAACAAAATTTGGTAAAAGATTTATTACTTCTTACTTAGCAAATGGCCTTAACTTTAATCAAAAAGATATTGCAATAGGCATAGGCTCAACACCAGCAACCGTAAACGACACAGACTTGGAATTTGAATTTTATAGAACTGGAGTAAGTTTAGGAAGCATAGACATACAGACAAATACCTCTACTGGCCAAACAACTTATGCTGTAGTGTATAAGTCTACTTTACCAACAGATACAGAAGGCATTATTTCAGAAATTGGAATCTTTCCTACAGCCTTTGCTCAAAACACAGACTACTCTTCAAAATATATATCTTCATTTGAGAATGCATCTTCTTGGCTTGACAGTGCTGGTAACCCACCAACAACAGTTTCAATTCCAACTCCAAAAATAGGATCTTCATTTTTTACCGTATCTGCTGTTAGCGGTGGGTCTAAATCGTATAGCCTAGATACTATATTTGATATTTCTGGATACGGTGTAGATGACAGCATAAGTTTTGCATTTTACCAATCTGATTTAAACTTAGATTATGTTTACGCAAGATTTTATAGCTCCGCCTCTAATTACAAAGAGGTTAGATTTGCTGGAGCCACGTCTATTGGGCATAAGGTATTAACCACTAAGTTGTCAAATCTTTTTAACTCAGCATTTACTTCAGCTGGAACAACAGACTTTGCTAACATAATAAAGATTGAGGTTGGAGCAAAAGCCAAAACTTCTGTCTCTACGACAGTGCTTTTAGATGGACTAAGACTTAATGATGACGATAGATATAATCCGCAGTATGGACTTATAAGCAGATCAGTTCTTTCTAGCCCAATAGTAAAGGTTTTGGGAGTAGAGATGGACATAGAATATAAAATCAATTTAGGGTTTCTATAATGTCATTCAGATGGATTCAGGCTCATGATGGCGGCGGAGAGACTATACCAGCAGACCAAGAGAGATCAGATGCGGATGCAGCAGCAAATGCAAATAAAAAAACTCCAGGCTCATTCACAGTACAAAAATCAGGATTCAATGTTGTCCAAGGTGCGGTCTATAAGATGGCCTTTGCGTACTTGTATGAAGATCCAGATAACACTTCAGAGACAATAGTTGGACCAAGTTCTCCAAACTTTACTTTTACTTTGGCGACACCTGATTTAACTAGACCAGTCACAAATTTAGTTGTAACACCTGGACTATTATCTTATGGAGTTAAGTGGGATCTAATTGATAAATCATTACCTGAAAATAAATGGCTAATTGATATACAAATATACGAAAGCTTAACTGGAGCATTTGCAGGAGAAGAATATTTAGTTTGGAATGGAAATGGTAACTCTGCAACAATATTAGTATCTGATACAAATAATAGATGGATACGTGTAGATACTAGAGATCAAGACTATCGAAAAAAAAGCGTTATCTCTGGTCCATTTAAAGCAACTGACCCAATTGTAGTAGATGTAACTGGTCCAGGAAACGTTGATTCTGTAAACACATCTGGCGGACTAGACACCACAGGAATTGTAGGATTTAACGGATACGCAAACATATCATGGCCAGCAGTTACTGGAGGTGGAATCCGTGGATATAGAATAAGATTTAGGCCAATAACTACTCCAGAGTCAAGCTACTCATATGCGGACTCTCCTGGAACTGGAACTTCATACAGGCTTGCGGGATTAGGTGCAGGTTTGGTTTATGAAATAGCAGTTGCAACATATGATGAATACAACAACACATCGTCTAGCTATGTTGCTGGAACAAATGTTACTGTTGGTGGAACCCCTTATATTGCAAGCACAGTAGATGTCAGTGGATTTTTTAGAGCAAAAGCAAATGCTGGCGATGCAGATTCAACTGCCTTTAAATTTGGATATGGAATAGAAACTGGCAAACGAGGACTATTATTTAATGCAAGTAACTACTGGCACATAGACTCTAACCAATCTGCTTTATTTAAAGTTGGTGGACCAACTTCAAATTATCTTTTGTGGGACGGGGCTAAGCTAACTATAGATGGAGATATTAATGCAAAAGGCGGAACATTTAGCGGAAACATATTTATGTCTAATCCAAGTGGAGGGAAAGGCTCAGCAATATATAGCGGAACAATTGATACAGCCACTGGTAATCTAACTGGCAACGGATTTGCACTAAACTCAACTGGTCTTAAAGTTGCAAATGGCACCAACTCAGTGACTTTGTCTGCAGCAAACGGAACAATTACAGCAAATGCAGGAAGCATAGGTAGCTGGAATATAACAAATACAACCTTATCTAAAAATAACATAATACTAGATAGTGCTGGACAAATTCAAGTTGGATCAACAGCAGCTCAAAGTGTTTATCTGAAATCTTCTGGAAGTTTTGTTATGTGGGCAGGAAACAACACTCCAGATGCAAATGCTAAGTTTAGAGTAGGAGTAGATGGAACGCTATATGCAGCTGGTGCTGTGCTTGGATCGAATACAACTGTAGACGGATATGCAACCACCGCAACAACAACTGGAATAAATACAAGGCTTACTACAGCAGAAGGCACTGTTTCAACATTGAACACAAGCGTCACAACATTATCTAATAGCGTTGGAACTATATCTACTGGTTTAGCTACAAAGAACACAACTTTTGTTGGAACTACCGCACCTACTGCTAATAGAGTTGGAGACATATGGATAGATACATCTACAGCAAGCGGAAATGAATTAAAAACATGGACAGGATCCTCTTGGACATCTAGAAGAGATACGACATTTGCAAAAACAACTGATCTGGGAACTAAATTAAATGCATCTTCATTGATAGTTCAAAACGCAGTAGATAATAAAATTACAGCAAACGCAACTGGACTTGAAATATTTAGTGGTTCCGCAAATAGCGGATTAAAATTTACTGGCACTGGACTTTTTGGATACAAGAACAGCGTACCAACATTCTCAATTTTATCAGATGGAACCGCGACATTTGCTGGAACGCTTAGTGCAGCAACAGGATCATTTACTGGAGCAGTAACTGCAACGTCTGGAGTTATTGGTGGCTTTACACTAACAGGTGGTACAGATTTTACTGCAAAGCTAGACGTAAACCCAAGACTTATTTTTGGTAACAAGGTTTTGATTGGATCAATTGATCTTGGAGGAACTAGCGGGGACTACGGAATGAGAATTGGAAACCCATACGGGTCAGCCAATGCATCATTTAGAGTTAACACTAAGGATGACGTAAACAGAATTGCTGTAGATACAAGCAGAAATTTAGTATATGCTGCAGAAATTACTAACGATTTAAGAGCAAGAGATGTTAGATGGATTAGAAACGGAACTATTGACAGCTCATCAAGAAGATTCAAAGAAAACATAGCATATACACCAAAGAGATACTATGATAGAGTGCTAGATATTTCTCCAGCATTTTATAACTATAAAACTGATTCTGATGAAGTTGATGACCTTATTAAGGGAACACAGATGTTTGGTTTTATTGTGGAGGACCTAGAAGATGCTGGACTTGGATATTTTGTTCAAAGAAATTTAAATGGCCAACCCACATCCTTAAAAGATCCGTGGTTTATATCAGCTTTATTAATACCGTTAGTTAAAGAAATGAAGCAAGAAATAGTGTCTCTTCAGTCTAAAGTTCTTGAATTGGAGTCAAGATGATTAAGTTTTTTTGCGTAATCTGTATAGATGATAAAGAAATGTATGCAGAAAGAATTGATGCCAATAATGCTTATGGCACATGTCCAGATTGCGGTGCTAGCCTAATTGAAAGCTTTACAAGACACCCTGGAGTAACAATGGAAGACATGACAACCGAGTCATATATACAGCTTCACGGGCTAGACACAAATACACCATAATGGTATACTGTAAATCTATCAAGGAGATATAATGGATAAAGCAGAATTGGTAATAGCAGCACTACAGCAAAGAATTGGGGACCTAGTCTCACAATATGAGACGCATATTGCAATTCTTCGTGCAGAAATAACACAGCTTCAAAAAGAACAAATGACTGAGGAGTCAGAGGAGAAGTAAAATGGCAGAAAAATTAAAAAATATGAATGTTAACCCTGGTGATCCAATTACATCAGAGTTACTTCAAGCTATGGCCGAAAACATTAATCTAATTAATGCTATGGCAGGTAGCACTACTGGAACCCCTGGAGCCCCTGGAGCCCCTGGAGCAAGCCAAGTAATTGATTCTGGTAGACCCTCAGTTCCTTGTAATACAGCAGGCACTGGAGAACTCACAATTCCTTTTAAAAAGACTTTTTCTGCAAGACCTAACATAACATGTACAGTGTGGCAGCCAAGCGGGGAAAACTTTTTAACACATAAATATATGCCAGTTGTAACATCAGCAAGCGCAACAGAGTTTACTGTAAGAATGATGCCAGTAGGCGCAACAAGAAATGGAAAAGTTTATGTTCAATGGATTGCCGTAGATGCACCACAAACTCAAGGCTATCAAAGATCTGGTGGTGGCGGTAACCCATCACTCATAGAATAAGTATTGACAATATAACACATAATGCTACAATTTGATGTAGCGCTAAGGCCATGAATATTCATGGCCTACTAACATTAGGGTAAATAATGACAAACGATTTAAAGTGGATGCTATCTTCGGACCAGCAATTCCCTTATCAAGATGACAAGATGATCGAGCTTTGGTTTAAGGTAATGAAATGGTTTAAGCCAGATGTCGTTGACTACCTTGGTGATACAGATGATCAAGCATGTTATAGCAAGTATACAGAAGGCCGCTCAGCAGAGTTTATGCAACTTCACAAGAATGATAGTAGAGATTTAATCGTGCCGATGATGAGACATGAGGCAAAAGGCGCTAGAGATTTTTATGCTAAGACAAGAGAGATGCTTCCTAACGCCCAGCTATTTTCTGCTTTAGGCAATCACGATATACGTATCTTTAATTATGTTGATGCTAAGCTTCCAGATTATATTAATGAAGTAACTCCAGAGGCTCTGTGGTCTCTAGACTCACTTGGATATGAATATATTTATTATGACGAGCTTCCTAAACGCCGCTTCGGAGATATTCACGTTCATCATGGTCTTTCAATTGCAGCAACTGGATCCGCTAGAAAAGACATGGAAGATATGCAGGTATCTTTGATTCGTGGGCACTCTCATAGAATTGCTTCCCATATGGTAACTTATGAGCTTAGAAATAATGGAGAGGGAGAAACTCTTCGTGGATATGAAATTGGTCACATGTGTGATGAAAAGGGTCCAGGAATGAAGTACACTCAACATCACGATTGGCAAAAAGGATTTGCCATCGCACATATTGTTAATGATTATCCTCATATTCAAATGATACATGTTTCACCAGATTACTCATGCGTTGTGGATGGAAAGTTATTTCAAGTATGATAACATGTAATAAATGTAACGGAAGAGTATTTATAGATAGAGTTTTTTCTCAGAAGCTACATATGGAATTGTTTTGCATCATGTGCGGCAAGCGCTGGATGATGAATAAAAATACAAACAAGTTGGGCAAATGGCTGGAAAAGATAGAGGAAGATCAATTAAAGCGATACGGTATTTCTTCTTAAACGGGAAAATACATAAGGTCATTAGCTCATCAAGAGCCAAAGACCAAGTAATTGCTTGGTGCTATCCAGATGCAAAACGGGTTCTGTATCCTTACTCAGAAGTCAATAAGCATATGGGCAACGCATACAGCGTTGTACAAGTTGCAGAGATGTTGAATAAGCACAGAGTGACAATACAGGATTATATATTAGAGGAAAAGATTAAGACACCTCAAAAAATATATCCAATAGGAAGCCTTTCTAAAGAAGGCTGGTCTAAGTATATGTTTAGCGAAGAAGATATATTAGATTTACATCAATATATTTTAGACTCTGGTCATTCTAATAATATGCCATCAAAGGCAGAATTATTGGCTCTTCTCAAACACAGCTTTGTATTGTATACTAAGACAGATAGCGGGTTCGTACCAGTTTGGAAGGCGGATTAATGGCAAGCAACAGAACTATTTTTTGTCCTATATGTAAAAAAGACATAGAGGTAAGATCTGGTTTTGCACACTTTACATTGAATAGACATATTAAGGAGCACAACAAATGACAACAAGGGTCAAGGTGGATCTTTCTTTTACCAGAAATCTAGGTAACTACGAGAGCATTAAAATTGGCGTAGGGGTTGAAGATGATGTTAGGCAGGGAGAGACAGTCGATGCTGCCACAGAAAGAGTTTACGCATTTGTTGAGGGAAAGTTAATTCAAAAAACTGCTGAGGTAGAAGAAGAGCTTAAGAATGGCAAATAATAAAGAGCCATATGTTTTGATGAGTCTTTACCAAAACCTTTACACTGAAAAGTATAAGAAGCCTGCAACCATAAATAAGTTTAGAGAAAAGTGGGCCATGCAAGATGTCATAGATAGCGTTGGAATGGATAAGGCAATTGATCTAATGAACTATTATTTTTCTTTAGAAAAGTTTGGTCACCCATTGCAGTTCTTCTATTATAACTTTGACAAAATGGAACAAACCAGAATTGAATTGCAAAAAGATATCGAGACACGTCGTTTATTGAGAGAGAATACCAAGAAGATGGTGGAGGAAGGCGGACTATGAATACCGAAGCAACATTAATTTCTGCTATCTGTAAGAATAAAGACATCAGCGTTGTTATGGCTGAAAATGTAGATGAGCTATTTACTTCACACGGAGATGTTTGGGAAGGCTTAAAGTCATATTACAGCAAATTTAAGGGTATTCCAGAAGTAGGAATACTGCAAGAGAAGTTCAAAGACTTCGAGCCAGACCTAAATGTAACAGCTGAGACTGCCTACTATTTAGATAATCTTAAGAATGAATTTTTATCTAGCAAGCTAAAGAGCATTTTAATTCGTGGTGGATCAATGCTAAAAGAAGATGTTGCTTCCAGAGTTATTAACGAATTGCAGTCACAGCTTGCTAGCTTAAATAAATATACTAATAATGTCCGTGACTTAGATGTGACAGATGCTGATAACGCAATTAAGCATTTAGAGGCCCTGAAGGTCCGTACAGCCGAGATGGGGGGATCTCCAGGGATTAAGACTGGCTTTCAGTCAATCGACCTTGCATACCCCACTGGAATGGCTCCAGGGCACCTTATAGTCGCTATTGGCTGGCCAGGAAAGGGTAAGACATGGTTCACCTCTTACCTAGCCTGTAAGGCCTGGGAGCAGGGATTTAAGCCCATGATTGTCTCTCTTGAAATGACACCAGAAAATATGCGTGACAGAATTTATACTATGCTTGGGTCTGGTTTATTTAAAGCCAGTGACTTTGCAAAGGGAGATATTAACATTGATGATTTCAGAAGTTGGTCTGGCAAAAAGTTTGCGGACAAGAACAAGTTTATTCTAGTTTCTAATGAAGGCTCTGGTAATGTAACTCCCAATGCTATTCAGGCAAAGATTGATCAGCATAAGCCAGACATTGTTATCTTAGATTATCACCAGTTGTTTACAGACAATAATAATTCAAAAGCTCCTACTGAGCGTAATATGAATATCTCTCGTGAGTTTAAAAACTTGGCGGTCAGAAATAATATTCCTATTATTGATATTACTGCTGCAACTGCAGATGATATTACAGATCAGGATAATCCGCCAATGATGAGTCAAGTGGCATGGTCAAAAGCAATTGAATACGATGCTGATATGGCTATGGCTATTCATAAGTACAAGGGCACGGATATGATCGAGGTTGTATCTAGAAAGAATAGACACGGCCACGACTTTGGAGTATTCTTAGACTGGGATATCAATAGAGGTATCGTTAAGGAGATTTACGAAAACCCGTTTGAAAATGACGCACAAAAGAATTAAAAGATTTCAGATTGAAGTTGAGTTTTATGACAACGCACAGCTCATAAGTCTAAAACCACAATATGAAAATCTTCTTATACAGGACATGCGTGGCAAAGGTTACGTAAGAGTTTTAGATATAGACCCAGCATTTTCAATTGAATTTACTGGTGAAACATGGAAGTTCCTAATGACACTCCATGGCGTATATGTAGGAAAGAGGAAGGCATGGCAATCAGAGGGTATAACTCAAAGCAAATTGATACCACGGAATATGCCCCAAGTCATATCAAATCAATCCTAAAAGAAATTGGATTGAACATTGTTGGTGAGACAGGTAATGACTTCCTATGCTACTGCCCATTTCATTCCAACAGACATACATCTAGCTTTAGCGTAAGTCAAACATCTGGTGCATTTATTTGCTTTAATCCAGCATGCGGAGAAACTGGAACACTAATTGAATTAATTAAGAGAACCATGCACAAGAATGATTTTCAATCACTAAGGTTAATTGCAAATAAAGAAACAGAAGCACTTAATAATTTTGACGAGATGATGGAAGATATACTTTCTGACAAGCCAGTGTTTCAAGAATTTTCTCAAGAGACACTAGATAGACTTCACTCAGATCTCGGATCCAGTGCTATTGCTAGAAGCTACCTTGAGTCTAGAGGAATTAACATAGACTCTATGAAACATTTTAATCTTGGATATTCTTCATCAATGAATATGGTAGTCACTCCTGTTCATAGCCCAGATGCAATCCCTATTGGTATAGTTGGAAGATCTATTGAGGGAAAGACTTTTAAAAATAGTACCAACTTGCCAAAGAGCAAAACACTTTTTAATATTCATAGGGCTAAAAAAATTGGCCAGCAGGTAATAGTATGTGAATCTAATTTTGATGCAATAAGAATTCATCAGGCTGGATTTCCTAACGTTGTTGCTACGCTAGGAGGATTTCTCTCAAATGAACAGCAGTCTTTATTGAATAGATACTTTAACAAGATAATTATAATGACAGATGCAGATGAGGCTGGAAGAGAACTAGGCAGGTCTATATCATCTAAGTTACGGAATAAAGATATTTCTTGGGCCTCATTTGGGTATAAAGAAATTTATCCAAATAAAGCCAAAGATGCTGGTGATTTAACTGAAGAAGAAATAAAAGCATGCGTAAAAAATTCAGTATCAGATATTGAATATCGTTCTTGGATATGATATACTAAACAGACAGATGGATCTATACCATCAACTATAAGAAAAGAGGATACAGGTGGGTATTGTAAAAGGACTAAAAGGATTAAATCAAGTAATGGATAAGCCTTCGTATAGCGAAAGCGATGGAACAAAAGCACGTTGGGCAAAGCTAGAAGATGCAGAGAGCGTAAAGGTTCGTTTCTTGCAAGAGCTTGACCCAGACTCACCTACATATGACGAGTCAAAAGGTTTGGGATTTATTGCCGTAGAGCACACTAACCCTAAAGATTACAAGCGCAAGGCACTTTGCTCAATGGAAGATCAAGGCAAATGCTACGGTTGCGAACAACACCGCAAAGATTATAAGGCGGGCTGGAAGGGTCGTTCAAGACTTTACATGAATGTCTTAATTGATGACGGGAAAGAAGAGCCTTACGTAGCTATTCTTTCTCAGGGTTCAAGTGGAAAGACTATTACTCCAACCCTAATTGAGTATGCTGGAGAAATGGGCTCAATTACAAATCTTATGTGGCGCATTAAGCGTACTGGAACTAAGACAGACACAAGCTACACAATCATTCCTTTAGCTAAGGATGAAACACCATTCGACTCATCAGCACTTGAGTTGTACGATTTAGAAACAACTGCAATCCGTGACCTGCCATACACAGAGCAAGAAGCGTTCTTTAACGGAGAAGGCGGAAGTCAAGAGTCTTCGTCTTCTTCAGACTCAGACAGCAGCCTAGTCTGGTAACTATTTATTGTCAGGGGCAGTCTATTGACTGCCCCTGCATTATTTAGTAAAATAGCAATATGATTTCTTACGAAATACCAGACCCGTTTGAAACTTTTGTATATAACAAGTACAAAAATTATGTAGGCGCTGTCTACGATTTCTTTGCTAAAGAATGGCATATGAAATGTGGTTGTTGCAAAGAAGATCTTTACGCACCAAATAAAAAAACATTGACAAAGATTAGACTTTATCATACTAGAAATGAATGTTGTGGCGGATACTAATGAGTTTTACACACCTACATGTTCACTCCTATTATTCATTAATGGATGGACTAAATTCACCTAAAGAATTATGTCAAGCAGCGTTAGATGCTGGGCAGACTGCGATTGCAATCACAGACCATGGTACTCTCTCGTCACACAGAGATATGCAGATTGCCGCAAAGGAAATTGGCATTAAGCCGATTCTTGGTGTTGAGGCGTACATTTCTCCAACCGATAGGTTTGATAGATCTTCAAAAACAGATAAATCTATCCAAGCCTATAACCATATTATTTTGCTAGCGAAAAATAAAAAGGGGTTGGAGAATATTAATATTCTTCAGGAGCTTGCTTGGAATGAGGGATTTTATCACAAGCCACGTATCGACAGAGAGGTTTTAAAAGAATATGCTGAAGGTGTTATCGTTTTGTCTGGATGCCTCAACGGCCTTATTAGCAAAGCTATTGAGCGTGGAGAATTCTCAGAAGCAAAACTTGTACTCAAAGATTTTAAACAAACTTTTAATGAAGATTTTTATATTGAGGTTCAATCTCACAACCCGCCAGAAATAAACGCCAAGCTCTTAGAGTTGGCAGATGAATTAAAAATTAAGGCGGTGGCAACAGGAGATGCCCACTTTGCTAAAGAAGAAGATAGGGTGTTAGAAGAAGCGCTACTTATCCTTTCTACATCTCCAAAGATTGATAAGGAATCAGACTTTGAAATGTCTCGTAACATTAAAGACATGATGGAAAGATTTAATTATCTATATCCAGACCGCAGAATTTCTTTTCAGGATTACAACCTTTTCATTCAGTCTAGAGAAGAGATTGAAGCAGACTTTAATGCTGCTGGAATTTCTCGCACAGACATATATGAAAACACAATGGAGATTGCAGATAAGATTGAAGACTACGACTTCCATCAAGGACTTGATCTGCTTCCAGTTCCAAAAACAGATGCAGACGACAAGCTTCGTGAGATGGCATATTCTGGAATAGATAAGCTTGGATTCTCAAATAATCAGGCATATATCGATAGAGTAGAAGAAGAGCTTTCGGTTATTGCATCTAAGAGTTTTGCATCGTATTTTTTAGTGATTGCAGACATGATTGATTGGGCTAAAACAAACGATATCCGTGTGGGTCCAGGCCGTGGCTCTGCCGCAGGATCTTTAGTTTGTTACGCATTAGGAATAACTGATGTAGATCCAATTAAATATGACCTTTTGTTTTTTAGATTTATTAATCCAGAGCGTAATGACTTTCCAGATATCGATACAGACTTTGAAGATCGTCGTCGTAAAGAGGTAAAGGAATACCTTAAGAAAAAATTTAAACACGTTGCTTCTATTTCAACTTACACTTATTTTAAAGATAAAGGTGTAATCCGAGATGCAGCACGAATTTTTATGGTTCCACTGCAAGAAGTTAATCGTGCAATGAAATCAATTGACACCTTTGAAGACTTTGTTTCTTCACCAAACACAAAAGAGTTTAGAGCCAAGTACCCAGAAGTTGTTTGGCTTGCAGATAGATTGCGTGGAAGAATTAGATCTGTTGGAGTGCATGCAGCTGGAGTTGTTGTAGCTAAAGATGACCTTAGAAAGTTTGCTCCCGTTGAATCAAGAGAAGATGCACAGGATAAAGTTTCAGGAAGAATTCCTGTAGTTGCCTATGATATGGATACTGTTGCGGATATTGGTCTCATCAAGCTAGATGCGTTGGGACTAAAAACTCTATCCGTTATTTCAGATACACTTAAATCAATAAAATCTAGAACTGGCAAGGATATAGTGCTGTCTGATTTAACTCTTGATGATCCAGAAGTTTACAAGATGCTTAGCGAAGGCTTTACTAAGGGAGTATTCCAAGCTGAAGCAACACCATACACTAACCTTCTTATTAAGATGGGAACAGACAAGTTTGAAGATCTAGTTGCATCTAATGCACTAGTAAGGCCAGGTGCCATGAATACCGTAGGGGCTGCCTATATCAAGCGTAAGCAAGGCAATGAAGCTGTAGATTATATGCACACAATCATGAAGCCATTTACCGAGAACACTTATGGTGTTATTATATATCAAGAGCAAGTTATGCAGGCATGCGTACACTTGGGTGGAATGACTTGGGCAGAGGCTGATAAGGTCCGCAAGATTATTGGAAAGAAAAAAGATGCAAAAGAATTTGACCAGTTCAAAGATAGGTTTGTTACTGGGGCTTCAGAACACATTACTAAGAAAAAAGCAGAAGCGCTATGGCACGATTTTGAAGCGCATGCTGGTTATTCTTTTAACCGTTCCCATGCTGTTGCTTACTCTATGCTTAGTTATTATACTGCTTGGCTTAAGTTTTATTACCCACTTGAGTTTATGTTTTCGATTCTTAAAAACGAAAACGATAAAGATGCTAGGACGGAATATTTAATTGAGTCGAAGAGACTTGGATTAAAAGTTTTATTGCCGCACATCAATGAATCAGAGCTTTATTTTTCTCTTCAAGACAACGCTATACGCTTTGGGCTTTCTGAAGTTAAATTTATATCAGATAATATTTCAAATAAGATTATTGATCATAGGCCTTATAAGAGCTATGAACACTTTATTTCAATTGCTTCTGCTAAAGGCAGTGGTATAAATAGCAGAGCAATAAGTTCACTAAATGCAATTGGAGCAGCAGCATTTAAAGATAACTTAAGAAACGGAAATGAAAAAGATAACTACTATGAGTATCTGGGCATACCTACATTTAACTTAGAGGGGATCCCACCAAGAGTAAAGGCTCAGGCTAGGCCGATTGAAGAGTTTGACGACCTTGGTTCATTTGTTATGTTTGGAATGGTAAAGGGTATCAAGCGTGGTACTGGATGGGCACGAGTAGAGATTGTCGATGAGACTGGATCTATTGGTCTATTTCACAATGAACAAACTCAAATTGAAGTTGGCCAGATGTATTTTATTTTAGTTGGAGATAATAGAATTGCTAGATACATTAAGGTGTCAGAAATTGACCCGTCGTCTAACGATATGTTTGTAGACTATTTATATAGAAAAGAATATGACCTAGAAGAAGATGAATATATTGTAGTTAATTTTACCCCATACACAACAAAGGCTGGGAAAACAATGAGCCACATAGTTCTTTCTGACAGGAACAAAGTTTTAACTAGAGCAATTGCATTTCCAACAATGTACAAGATGACTTTAGCAAAAATGCGTGAGGGTATGAAATGTAAGGTGGTTCTATCAAAACTAGATGATGGAACATTAAACGTAAAGGAAATAAAATGACAGAAGCAAAAATTGAAGATGTATTTGCACAGCTAAATGTTTCAAGAATTTTAGTTGCTGCCCTAGAAACATTAGGGGAGATATCTATACCAATAATGACAGTAGTAAACGCAGAAAATGAAGACAAAGAATTGCAAGTTGATTATGACGAAACAAGTCAATCATTCACATTTAAGTTAAAAATAAAAGATTAAAAGGATTCACAAAGCTTTATTTTAATGCTATACTATTAGAGAGAAGAAAGATTAAATATGACTATTTCATTAGAAGATATAATGGCAAAGCTAGACCCAAAGACCCGTGCAAGAGTTCAATCGGCTCAAAATGTAAAAGTACACAAGCAATTGACACCAAGCATCGGTCTAAACGTAGCACTAAAAGGTGGTCTTGGGTACGGTAGACAGGTCCTTGTATGGGGAAACAAGTCTGCTGGTAAATCTTCATTCTGTCTACAAATGATAGCATTGGCTCAACAAGAAGGAAAGACGTGTGCCTGGATTGATGCAGAAGCATCTTATGATCAGAAGTGGGCAGAGCAGCTTGGAGTAGATTCATCTTCTCTTATTTATTCTCAGGCTAAGACTGTTAATGATATGGTAGACGTTGGCGTTAAATTAATGGAAGCAGGAGTGGATGTTATTGTTGTAGATTCTATCTCAGCCTTACTTCCTGGAATATATTTTGAAAAAGACGGAAATGAAATGAAAGATTTGCAAGACACTAAGCAAATCGGTGCAGAAGCAAAGGATATGACTCATGCAGTCAAAATGTTAAACTATGCAAACAAAAATACATTACTGGTTCTCATCTCACAGCAAAGAAATCAATTTGGATCTATGCATGCCTCCCACATTCCGACAGGAGGAATGGCAGTTAAGTTCTTCTCTTCCACAGTCATTAAGTTATGGTCTTCGGAAGCTGAAGCTAATGCTATTAAAGCTGGTGTTGCGGTTGGTGACAAAATCATTGAACAAAGAGTTGGCAGGCCAGTCAATTGGATTATTGATTACAACAAGCTCGGCCCCCCTAATCTTTCAGGACAATACGACTTCTATTACCAAGGAGAGAACCTAGGCGTTGATCGCATAGGAGAAACTTTAGATGTTGCAGAGATGTATGGCCTAATAGAAAAGGGCGGAGCATGGTATACAATTAATGGTGAGAGATTCCAGGGTAGAGCAAAAGCAGTTGCATACCTTAGAGAAAATCCAGAAGTATCTGGAAAGCTTATTCAGGAAATAAATGCCAAATCTTAATGAATTTTTTAATAAGCCAGAGCAGCCTAAAAAAAATAATTTAGAGGTAATAGTTGGCTCTAAGCCATGTTTCAAATGCGATAAAAATTCTGAAGAGTCGTTTTGGGATTCAGAGTCTATGGTGCTTGCTTGGGAGTGTCCAGATGGACACCTTAACGAAGTAAAGGTTGGTTAAAATGAATTTAGAATTTCAAGATGTAAAAAAAATAATTGTGGCTCCACAAATTGTTATATATAAAAACATATTTAAACACAGCAAAGAAATAATAGATCTGCTTAAAGAAAACAGAGACCCTTCATTTTTTAATAACTGGAGAGATTGGTACGGCCAAGGTTACAGAAGAGATGCAGACTTCGCATTGTTGGAAAGCATAGACCCTGGAACAGATGTATTTCTTAACAAAGAAAAAGAGTACATCCTTGAGATTAACAGGTGCATGAAATTTATAAGAGAAGACTATTTAAGTGATTTCGATGAAAAAAATGGTATTTGGCCATCATTTATAAAAGACTGGGGCTTACTTAAAGATGTTAATAAAAAATACTGGATTGATTTTTTTAGATATGATGTAAAAGCTCAAGGCAAGGTTAATCCTTCTGGTCTGATAATGGAGTATCATGTAGATGAACTTCCAGTTCCTGGAGAAACCAAAATAAATAGGCACGTTGCAACAGTTAACTTTTATTTAAACGATGAATATGATGGCGGAGAGATATGTGTTTACGATTCAATTTCAAACAATACATATATGTATAAGCCAATGCCTGGCGACGCAGTAATTATGCCTTCAACTGAGCCATTTTATCATGGGGTAAAGCCATTTAGTAAATCGGATAGATACTTCCTAAGAGCATTTATTGACTCTGAGGTTTCTGGTGAAGTTGAATGGACAAAAAAGTATGAGTTGTCGGACCACCTTCTTAATGTTACTACAGAAGAATCTTATGTTGAAAAAGACTTGCAGACTATAAAGCTTTCTATACCATCTAATGTAATAGAAGTAAAGGAATAATATGTCAGAAAGATCTGAAGTAAAAAGAGATGGAGCAAAGGCTCAAAAGAACAGTGGAAGAGGGGACTATCAGAAAGGTGATGCTCAATGGAAGCAATTCCTTGTTGATTATAAAGAGGCTGGCTCTACATTTACTTTAAACAAAGATGTTTGGGCAAAAATATGCACTGATACCTTTAAGGTAAATAGAGACATGCACCCAGCACTAAAAATAATTATAGGATCAGAAAGTAAAGTAAGGCTTGGTATAATAGAGTGGGCAGTTTTAGAAGAGCTCATTAGATTCTGGGAGGACAATAATGCATAACATAGATGCTTACATAGACAATCCATTAAAGCCAACGGCAAAAATAAGACCACTTCCAATCAAAAGAGATTGGATGCATTCTTATACATATAACTGCCACCCAATCGGCATGGCAAATACTTTAGGGTATGGAATATATTTTGATCACGACATATCTTTTATTTGGGATGGATCAAGAGAAGATGGGGCAAGAGGGATTATAGGTGAAGAAAGCATATGGGTTGGCAGAGGAGAGGGCACAGTAAGCTTTGTAACAAATCTTATTTTAAAAACAGATGAGAACACAAGCATAGTAACAATGACTGTGCCAAATGAAAAAATAGAAGGTGCAGAGGTTCTAAGCACAATACTTTCTACCTCTGTATTTACTGGAACATTTTCTGTTGTTTGGAAGCTTGACACGCCAGATAAAGAATATTTTGTGCCAGCTGGAACAAATATAGCTTGCATACTCCCGATATCACTTGCATCTATACAGGATTCTGTCATTAATATTAAAAATGTAGTTTGGCCATTTGAGAGTATTCAAGATAGCACAGAGTACATGGAATACCTAAAGGATTTAAACTCTCAAGGAATAAGACCCAGAATGTATAAAAAAGCAATAAACCATAGGGGCGAGAGCATTGGCAAGCACGAAGTAGATAGCATAAATTTACACGTAAAGTATGAGAACGAGTAATATCAGCACTGGGCTGGGTTTTAATAATAAAGAATGGTTGGATAAAGTGGAAGATAAAAATACGTTGCAGCTTATAAGTGATATAACTGAGTTTAATGACTTGCATGATTTTATGCAAGATGATCATCTAGATAAAGCCCTTGCTATAGTAGTAAAGCTATTGATGAATCCAGATGTACCATCTGCAAAAGCACCACATTTAATTATGGAGCTGCAAGCAATGTCAACTAAATTTGCTGTGCTTGCTTCCGTTTATTCAACTATTGCTAAAGATAAAGCTGGCACAGCTAACAATAATAAAAAGAATATTTACTATTCATTAAAGGAGTCCATAGACAAACTTGTAGATGCACTTAAGTATGTCGTTAGGTACAATTCATAAATGGCTAGAGATATTGTAAAGAATTTAAAATTTAAAAAGCATATCGGCAACTTCTTTGACCCAGAAAAATTTGCACAACTTCTTGACGAGTCATACAGAAATACTAAACGTCCAGATGGGGATACCACAAAGAAATCTTTTAGTCCAAGCTCATTAGGATATGGCCATGGCACCTGTCCAAGATATTGGTACATGGCATTTACTGGTGCAGTTTTTATTGATGATAATGACGCAGTTGCTGTGGCCAACATGGCACAGGGAACGCAAGCACATGAAAGATTACAGAATTTAATTAAGACTATGCCTGAATGGCGGGCAGAAGAAGAAGAAATAATTAACGAGTATCCTCCGATCCGTGGATTTATAGACTTGATTATGGAGTATGATGGTGAGACCGTTATAGGTGAAATTAAAACAGCTAAACAAGAGGTGTGGGATACAAGACAAGCAGAGATGAAGTCTTCCCCCAACCATATGCTGCAGCTACTTACATATATGAAGCTGAAGAATGCCAAAGAAGGCTTCTTCTTGTATGAAAATAAGAATACCCAAGAGGTATTAATAATACCAATTTCTATGAACGATAAAAACAAAAAGATTATTGAGGATGCTTTTCAGTGGATGAGAGATGTCTGGGATAATTTCCAAAACGGATCTCTTCCTACTAGACCAGAAGGCGCAACTAAGTACAAGCTACCTTGCACATATTGTCCTGTTAAAAAGGAATGCTGGGCAAAGGGATCAGACCCTGGGGACATAACAATAGATCTAATGAAGGTAGTAAAGTAATGGTGTGTTTAAATTCAGAATGTAAAAAAGAATTTATTGCAAAAACTCATAACCAAAAATACTGTTCAGATGAATGCTGTAGAGTGTCAACTAATAAAAGAATAATGGAAAAGTATTACGAAAAAAAAGCAATTAAAAATGGTGCGCCCAGAAAATGCAAGGGCTGCAGTGGTTTTTTAAGTAGATACAATGACCAGCCTTACTGTGCCAAATGTATAAAGTCTAAGGACTCAAAGTTTAAAAAAGATTTGATGGGCATCATAGATGACATTGGCTAGCCTTGTAAAAACAAAAGCTAATAGGGTATTAGGCATAGATGCGTCTACAAACTCCGTAGCCTTCTGCCTAATGGAAAACGACATACCACTAAAGTGGGGAAAATTTAATATTGTTGGCAACGACATATATCAAAAGATATATGATGCCAAGGTAAAGACTTCAGCCATGCTTGATGAGCTCAAGGCAGACTATATCGTAGTAGAGGGTGCAGTTCTTGTTAGATCAGCGGATGCTGTTATTAAGCTTTCATATGTATATGGTGTTGTTATTGCAGAGCTAATGTCTACTGGTGCTGAAGTTATAACAATATCTCCAAGTGCCTGGCAGTCTTATATAGGAAATAAAAATCCTACAAAAGAAGAAAAGGCTGGGATAAGAATAAAAAATCCAGGCTACGCAGACTCTTGGTACAAGAATCAGCTAAGGAATATGAGAAAGCAAAGAACTGCAGACTACTTTAATAAAAAATATTCAATTTTATTAGATGATTTTGATGTTGCAGATGCATTTGGTATTGCACATTATTCAAATCAGGTGCTAACAAAAAGATGAAATTATACCAAAATAAAGACTGGCTATACAATAGATACGTTGTACAGAAAAAAACAATAGTCGAAATAGCCACAGAGTGCTCTGTGTCACACATGACTATACAGAGATATATAGATAAATTTAAACTAAAGATCAAACGCTAATTGACTTTTTAGTTGACTAGAAGTATAATTATTTTATGAGCGAAATAGAGCCAGCAGTACAATTCGACAAAATGAACAGAGTCGTTTCTGAGCTATTAAAGGGTAATTCTGCCACCCAAATAGCATCTATTACTGGGCTTACCCGTAAAGAAGTTCTTGAGCATATAGATGAGTGGAAGTCTATTGTCCATAATGATACAAATGTTAGGGACAGGGCCAGAGAGGCTTTGCTGGGAGCAGATCAACATTATGATATGTTAATTAAAGAAGCATGGAAAACGGTTGAGGATGCAGATACACAAGGGCAACTAAACGTTAAGTCTGGAACACTTAAGCTTATTGCAGACATAGAGACAAAAAGAATTGCTATGCTTCAGTCAGTCGGCGTACTTGAAAATAATGAAATGGCATCTCAGATATTGGAAACAGAAAGAAAGCAAGAGATGCTTGTTGGCATATTAAAAGAAGTTACTTCAAGCTGCAACCATTGTAAAATAGAAGTAGCAAAAAGGCTTTCTCAAATAACTGGTATTGTAGAGCCAATTATAATTTTAGAAAAAACTTCAGATGTTTGATAAGAGTGGCTTCGTGGAGTTATGTAAAGACTCATATGTTTTTCATGGTTTTGTATCTGATGATGACTGTAATCAAATAGTGTTAGAGTCAGAAAGTATATCAGAAGATAATTGGTGGACTAATAAAAATGAAACAATAACATTCTACGAAAGGTCTGTTGTTTGGCTAGAAAAAATTATTGAGGTAGACAACAGGGTAATCAGCTTGCTTGAAGATGGATACTACCTCGGCTCAGATCGTGGTGTATCTGTAATGAGAAAAGGATACAGAGGGGCCCCGCACTCCGATAACCATGACTCTTTGCCTGCAAGAGAAGCAAGCAAGATTGCAAAAGATCTAGAAGAATTTGATTTAGCTGAAGATACCGTTGCTGGTATTGTATTGTACTTTAATGATTTCGATGGCGCAGAGATTAGCTATATCAATCAAGGAGTATCCTACAGCCCAAAAAAAGGAGATTTGATTATACATAGCGCCGAAGATATATGCTTTCATGAAGTCAAAGAATTAAAAAGCGATATAAGATATTTTCATTCAAATAAAATTTTTAAAAAAATAAAAGTTCCAAAAGGGTTTAACTATGCCACTTGATTTTTCAGATTTTATAGAAATTTTAGATGGTGAAGAGTTTGAAGAGCGCCCAGTAGACCTACAGACATTTGTAACTAGCCCAGACTACCTAGGTCTTCCACCACTTTCAGAAAATCAATATACATTAATAGAGCGAAGCTCTCAGATTTACAAAGAGTCTACTCTAATAAAATTATATGGGGAAGAGCTCGGCAAGAAAATGTTTAAACAAACCTGTGTTGAAGTTATTGCACAGTTAGGCAAAGGGTCTGGTAAAGACTACTCATCAACTATTGCAGTTGCATATATAGTTTACTTACTTTTATGCTTAAAGGATCCAGCAGCTTATTATGGAAAGCCACCTAGAGATGCAATTGATATCCTAAACATTGCTATAAACTCACAGCAAGCAAATAATGTTTTCTTTAAAGGCTTTAAGATGAGAATTGAAGTTTCTCCGTGGTTTGCTGGCAAGTATACAGATAAAGCGTCAGAAATTAAATTTGATAAATCAATTACTGTACACTCTGGTCACTCCGAAAGAGAGGCATGGGAGGGGTACAATGTTCTTGTAGTAATACTTGATGAGATATCAGGCTTCGCAACAGAAAATACAAGCGGCCACGATCAGGCTAAAACAGCAGATGCTATATATGATATGTATCGTGCTTCAGTAGACTCACGCTTCCCAGACTTTGGAAAGGTTATCCTGCTGTCATTTCCAAGATTTAAAAACGATCCAATACAAAAGTTTTATCAATCAGTTATTGCAGAAAAAGAAACAATTATTAGAACAGAGATACTAAAGCTAGACCAGGATCTTCCAAACGGAACAGCAGGAAACGAATTTGAGGTTTCATGGGAAGAAGACCATATTGTTTCTTATGTTTACCCAAGAGTTTTTGCTTTAAAAAGGCCTACTTGGGAAGTAAATCCTACAAAAAAGATAACAGATTTTACTGTTGCTTTTCACAAAAATCCACAAGACGCACTAGGAAGATTTGCATGTATGCCAACTGACGCAGTTGACGCATTTTTCAAATCAAGAGACAAGATAGAGAAGGCGTTTAATAAAGCTCACCTAGCAGTAGATTCTTTTGGAAGATTAGAAGAATGGTTTAAGCCAGAAGAAGGAAAAGATTATTTTATACATGTGGATTTAGCTCAAAAGCATGACCACTGTGCAGTTGCCATGGGTCACGTAAATAAATGGGTTGATATAAAAGTAACAGATACCTACAACCAGCCAGCACCAATTGTAGAAATAGATGCGGTTAGATTTTGGACACCTACTCCAGATAAGTCTGTAGACTTTACAGAAGTAAAAGACTATATACTTTCTTTAAAAACTAGAGGATTCAATATAAAGGTTTGCACCTTTGATAGATGGAACTCTCATGATATGATGCAGCAGTTAAAAACATATGGAATTAATACAGAAATTCTTTCAGTTGCAAAAAAACATTATGATGATATGGCAATGGTTGTTCTAGAAGAAAGGCTATCTGGACCACATATACCGCTCTTAATTGATGAATTGCTTCAGCTAAGAATTATGAGAGATAAAGTTGACCACCCGAGAAAAGGATCCAAAGACTTAGCGGACGCTGTATGCGGAGCAGTTTATAACTCTATAAGCAGAAGCAGAATAAAAAGAGATGAAGAGATAAAAATACACGACTATGAATCAATGAGCTACGATAACGACTTTGCAAACGGCAACGATGGCGAAGTAGAGTATGTTCAGAATATGATTCGTGCACCTAGAATGCCTGAAAGTTTAGCTAGATCTATAGAAAGCATGGAGATAATATGAGCGAGTATCAAGAAAAAGCAAAAGAATGTAAATGCTGTACAAAGCATGTTCCCTTGCCCACAAAAATGAAAGAGTATAATAATATCATTATGTGTCCAACAACATACTATAATGTTATTGAGTACAAGAGGATATGGGATTCTTATGGCTCTAGGCCAGCTGGAAGTGTACGCAAACACTTCTCAGAATACGTTCAGAGTATAGTAGAGTCGTCTATTGACACCCAGAACTAATATAGTACAATTAAGCTTAGGTGCCAGTAGCTTAGTTGGTTAAAGCCCCGAACTCATAATTCGGTAATCGTAGGTTCAAGTCCTACCTGGCACACGATGCCTTTGTAGCTCAGGGGATAGAGCAGCAGGTTTCTACCCTGCGTGTCGGAGGTTCGATTCCTTCCAAGGGCACTTAATATAAGATAGCCTAATGTTATAGTATAATAGGACTATCCGTCCCTTAATTGGGTAGATGTAAAATTTTGTTTAATTATTTTAAGGGAGAAAAAATGAACCACGTTAAGTTGACAGAAGATATTTGGTATTATAAAAATGTAAATCCAAACATTAATGCTTTGTTAAAAAGGATACAAGGCCAGGCTAATTGGTTCGAATATACAAATGGCTTAAATCCAGATGGCACAGAAGGCCATAGTGGAATTAAAGGATCTGCTGTAATTGTTTGGCCAGATACAAATAATTATTCTGATTTGATGGATATATTTAAAAATGTATTTGAAGATTATGTTGGGAAAAATAAAGAAAGACTTTCTTTAAATATTGCATCACCAGTTGAAAATAATATAGATGTCAATGAAATGCCAGAACGTACTTGGATAGACCAAAAAAATATAGTTGTAAGAAAATACACAGAGGGCTCTTTCATGCTTCCGCATGGAGATGGCGGAGTTGGTATTGTTCCTTCTTTCACAGCACTTTTATGGTTCAATGAAGACTTTGAGGGCGGGGAATTAGAATTTCCTGATTTAGATTTAATTGTGAAACCAGAGGCAGGCTCAGTATTAGTATTCCCTAGCATGTCAGAGCATGGCGTTAAAACTCTTATCTCAGGGGAAAGATTTGTAACCTCTGCATATTTATATGAAAACCCTGCGGAGTAAATCATGTTTGAATATTATGTAAAAAAGGTTAGCAAAATTGTTGATGGAGACACTATAGATGTCGATATAGATCTTGGGTTTGATATTTCATTTAGTTCTAGAGTTCGATTGGCTGGTATTGATACGCCAGAAAGCAGAACATCAGATAAGCTTGAAAAATCATTAGGGCTTGAGTCTAAGGCATATTTAAAAAGCGCAATTGAAGCAGCAAAGACTGTTGTAATAAAAACAGAAAAGATGGACTCTTCAGAAAAATATGGTCGAATTTTAGGCTGGGTATTCCTAGATGGATCTGATGTGTCTATCAATCAAAAAATGATAGACGACGGATACGCTTGGGGCTATATGGGAGAAACAAAGGTAAAAGATTTTAGCGCTTTAGCAAAACAAAGGGCCAAATCAAAAAAATAGTTGCATAACTATCCAAGTAAATGGTATAATTATTTAGTCGCCTGCCAAATGGGGGCGACTAAATTACTTGCTTAAAAGGAGAATAAAATGGTAACACAATTTGCTATGGATCTATTTAAGGATCCATTTTTTATTGGCTTCAACAGAGAGTTGGAGCGTTTCAATAGTCTTAGTAAGGTAAATAATACTGCATTCCCGCCGTACGATTTGCTAAAGCTAGACGAAGACAACTATCAGTTAACGCTGGCAGTTGCTGGATTCACAAGAGAAGATTTAACTGTATCAATCGAAGACGGCAGTCTTTGGATTACAGGTGAAATTACAGAAGTAACAGACGCAGAAGTTGTCCATAAGGGAATTGCTGCACGTAAGTTCACACGAATATTTGAACTAAGTGAATACATGGAAGTTTCTAGTGTAGAGCTAAAGGATGGCATGTTAAATATTCGTGTTGTTCGAAACCTACCAAAAGAAAAACAACCAAAAATTCTAAAAATTAAATAATCAGGTGATCGCCTACACCTGAGCATGTGTTAAAACTGCTCACCAAACATTAAGGATAAAAATGATTATACAAGTTATAGGGCTACCAGGAGCTGGCAAGACTACATTTGCAAAAGAGCTGGCAGATAGAATAAACGCTGTTCATTTAAATGCAGACGCAGTAAGAGCAGAACTAAATAAAGATCTAGGGTTTAGCCCAGAAGACAGACTGGAACAGGCTCGCAGAATGGGAGCACTATCAAGGCTACTTTCAAATCAAGGTTATCATGTTGTTGTAGATTTTGTTAACCCAACAGCAGAAACAAGAGCATCTTTTGGAAACCCAGACAAAGTTGTTTGGATGAACAGAAAACCAGTCAGAGACTTCCCAGATACAACCGCAATGTGGGAAACACCAGCAAATCCAGATTTAATGTTTGATGACATGACAGAATATGATGTTGCAGCTAGAATAGCCTGTGTCGATTTTCAATTGCACGATTGGAGACAGCCAACTACATTGATGCTTGGTCGCTACCAGCCATGGCATGAAGGACATCATGCCCTGTATGAAGAGGCGGGAAATAGAACGTATCAAGTAATGCTAGGTGTTAGAAATACATATAAGACCAGCGAAAAAGATCCGCTTGATTTTAATCAGGTTAAAGAGTATATTGCTAAAGATCCAGTAATGGACAAAGCAATGGTTATCAAGATGCCTAATATTACTAACATTGTATATGGAAGAGATGTGGGATACAAGATTGAGCAAGTAAAGTTGGGAGATGAAATTGAAGCGATCTCGGCTACACAAAAACGTAAAGAGATGGGTATCTAAAGTTTGGAGCTTCATAGCTAAGCCAAACAACATTGAGTGGCCATCATGAATGTAACTAAACAAAGATCAGCATTAAAAGCAATTACATGGCGTGTCATAGGCACAGCAGACACATTTGTTATATCATGGGCCATAACCAAAGAGCCAGTTACAGCAGGTGCAATCGCAAGCTTTGAGGTATTTACAAAAACTATTCTTTATTATTTTCATGAGCGTGGGTGGAATAAAGTTAAGTGGGGTAGAAAGTAATGCCAGTATATGAATATAAATGTTCTTACGATGATGCACATGCAATACTTTCAGTAACCCGTTCAATTTCAGAAGATGATCCAGGATACACATGCGCTGAATGTGAGTCCATAATGACAAGACACTTCAGCTCTTTTGGCATACAATTTAAGGGAAACGGGTTTTATAAAACCGACAATCCTAAATAGTTAAAGTGGTATAATTACTATGTAACAAAATTTGTTATGTAGGAGTTATAATTGACTAGGACTAAAGCATGGAGATTATCATTAGCCACCATTTTAATGTTTGGATGGGTATTTCTTACTCCTGCCCACGGAGATGATCCACTTAGCCTAGCCGCTCAAGAAATAGAAGAGCTTAATAGTAAGGTATCTAATTTAGTTTATCAAGATGATTTTATAGATCTTATAGACATAGCAGAAAATAAATTTACATATGCCACAAATGCTTTGGAGCTTAGAGATGATTCCTATGATGCCCACGAAGATGCAGTAAATGCAGAATCCGCAGCACTGGAAGCTAAAAACCTTGCTCAGTCAAATGTAGATGGCCAGACAGTCACAGTAGCCTTGGCCCTTGAACATAAAGACAACGCTCTTGAAGAAAAGAATGATGCTCAAGATGCACTCAGCATAGCCAATATTAATGTTCAAACTACTCAATCAAGTATGCAGAGTGCTGGAGGAACAGGTTTGGCATACACTGTTTATACTCTTGTTAGGCAGGGCAATGTTGCTACCCCAGGATCTGTTCTTTGTTCTGGCACCTGGAACTCAAGCCATATGAGTCTTCCAGTGTGCGGAAATAGATATGAAAACCTTATAGTTAAATTTACTGGACAGATAACAGTCCCTTCATGGTTTACACAAACCTACTTTGCAGGATATACAGATGATGGTTTTAGAATGTATGTTGACGGGCAACTTGCTGTTGATAACTGGGTAGAGCAAGGGACAACTTGGAGCGATTACTCTCCCGTATATGATGTTAGTGAAGACAAAACTTTAGATGTAGAAATATGGTGGTATAACGGTGGAGGACCAGGTTCCTATCATCTTGGCTGGGCTATACCTGGTGGATGGACTGGAGCAGGATGTGATTATGCTGGAAATCCAAGAGTCTGGGGACAAAATTTTAGCTGTAATCTTAATACATTTTCTTCTGGATCAGTACCAACTCAAGCACAGATAAATGCTTACAATGATGCTGTTGCAGGACAAGCTATAGCACAAACAAACTATAATAATAAATTAGCAGTATATAATGACAAACTAAATGTTTATAATCAAGAAGTTCAAGCCTTGCAAAATCTCACATCAAGCCTTACAACAGCAAGCCAAAACCTAACAATTGCACAACAAAACCTAACATCTGCTTTAGAATTAAAAAATAATAGAATAAACACATATGATCAATCTATAATTGATTTAAATTCTGCTATTGAAGATGCATGGAACTATTATTTTGAACAATCTGAAAGAGAATTAAACGCCGCAATTGCACAAGCAGCAGCAAACGCTGCAGCAAATCAGCCAACACCAGAACCAACACCAGAGCCTACAGACGAGCCTACATCTGAACCAACAGATGAACCAACACCAGAGCCTACAGACGAGCCTACATCTGAACCCACATCTGAACCAACAGATGAACCAACACCAGAGCCTACAGACGAGCCTACATCTGAACCCACATCTGAACCAACAGACGAGCCCACAGACGAGCCTACATCTGAACCAACAGATAAACCAACACCAGAGCCTACAGACGAGCCTACATCTGAACCAACAGATGAACCAACAGACGAGCCCACAGACAATGTTGAAATTAAAGATGAAGAATTAGCAGCGCTTATTCCTGAAAAGGGAACTGGAACATCAGAAGATCTTTCTGGGGTCATAGCTAATTTAACAAGTAAAGATAATAAATTAGTTATACTAAGTCCTGAACAAGTTTCTGCAATTAGCCAAACATTAACTGCTTTAACAAAAGAAGCAAAATCTGAGGTTGCAGAAAACCTTGGAATTAAATCTTCAGATGTATCAGCAATTGCTGAAGCAATGAAAAGCAATCCAGAATTGGCCACGGCATTTGTAGAATTTGAAGATAGAGCAGCGTCAGCAGGAGATGCGAATATGCCGTATACTTTAGCAGATGCAACAACAGAGGTTCAAACAGAAGCATTTTTGGCGGATCCAATAGGGGCTATATTGGATATAGATTTTGAAAAAATTTTAAAACCTTCAGAATGGGGTAAAGATATGACAGATGACCAAAGAGAAAAAGCGCAGGAAGTTGTAATACCAGTAATTATCGCATCAAATATTATTGCAGCTGCAATGACTAGGAGGATATAATGAAAATAATCAAGGCCCTATTTAAATATATATGGGAAGTAATCAAGGAAAGTATAGCCCAAATATTCACCCTATTAGGATTCTTTATTGCTTGGCTAACCCTAACTGGATCAGCTCAGCAGGTAGTTGGAGTCGCCACTTTGATTGCCACAGCAATATGGCTTCTAACCATACCACTACGAAAAGAGGACTAATAGTGTATAATTATACTATGAGGAAAATAGTTTCTATTGCTTTGGCTGGCCTATTAATGGTATCATTAACTGGATGTGATTCTTTAAACAGATATCGCTACCCATGCCAAGATCCTAAAAATTGGGAAATTGCAGAATGTAATCCTCCAGAATGTGAAGCTTCACAAACTTGTACAAAAGATGTAATAGAGATTACACCTACCACACCAGAACAGGAAATAACAAATGGCTAAACAAAAGCTAACGCCTGCAGATCTAGATGCTCGTTTAAAGTTTATTCTAGGAATAACACTTGGAAGCATTCTATTTATGACAGCGCTTGGAATCATATATGGATTGTTGTTCGTAACACAGCCTATTGGAGCTCAATCAGAAAATGACAAAATGTTCTTTAATGTTTTAGGTAGCATTGCAACATTTATTACAGGAACGCTTGCTGGAATTTTGATTGGTAACTCAGGCGCTAAAGACATTATGGCAGCACAGATAGCAAACAAAGAGGTAGACGCAAAGAATACGCAAGCGGATAAAAAATTAGAAGCAGAAATTGATGCAACAGCAGCTCGTTTGGCAGCAAAGCCAGATGGCGCAATGCCAGAAGAGCAACCAGTTGATCTAGATTGGGATAAAGACTAATGGCAGAACAAGGTACAGCAGCTCGTCTAATAGAAGTTGCTACAGCAGAGATAGGAACTATTGAAGGTCCTAAAGACAACGAAACTAAATACGGTGCTTTTATGAAAGCAAACTTCCAACCATGGTGCGGAAGTTTCGTAAACTGGTGCGGGTCAGAATCTGGCGTAAAGATTCCTAATACTGTTTACACACCAGGAGGTGCAGCAGCATTTAAGAAAGCTGGTGCTTGGATTGATGTAGATGTTGCAGATCCAGAGCCAGGAGATATAGCGTATTTTGATTTCCCTTCAGATGGCGTCGATAGAATTTCTCACGTAGGTATTGTTGTTAAAGACAATGAGGATGGAACTGTTTGGTGTATAGAAGGAAACACATCTTCAAAAAAGTCTGGAAGCCAAAGAAATGGCGGAGAAGTATGCAAGCAGCTTCGTGCATATAAGAAAAATAAAGCTGGAGTTCTAATATCTATTGTTGGATTTGGAAGACCAAAGTTTGGTGCTTCAGCCACTCCAGCAAAAAAAGCGTCGGCATCAAAAGATACTTCACAAAAGATACCCGCAAAAATAGACCCTAAAGTAAAAGAAGCGATAGACCTTTTGACTAAAAAAGGCTACAAGGTTTCTAAATAGGTGAATACCTACATCGTTAAAATAGAGGTATTGGCTAGCGTTGATGCCTTTTCAGAGGCAGATGCCAAAGATTATATTTCAGATATATTCAATGTAGACGATGAAATAAAAAGTGTAAAAATAATAAAAATAGCTAAAAGTAGTTGACATGTCCGAATTGTGCTAGTATAATAGTATTAGCACCATGCCCGTATGGCGGAATCGGCAGACGCAGCAGACTTAAAATTTGCCTCCAACACTGGAGTGTCGGTTCAAATCCGACTATGGGTACTGAACAGGAAGTATATTGCTAAACTTAACAGAGCTTGGGGTAGAAGTTCTAATCAAAAAAAATAAGCATAAAAACATATCTGCATTTTGGGACAACTATTCTTTAGTTGTTTGGCAAAAAGATAGTTCTGGTTTTACAAGCTCTAAAGGTATGTTTAAAAATAGCTGGGGAGTGGCAGAAAAATTTTCAGTCAATAAAGACGGAGTTTGGAAAGTGCCATTAAAATATGTCAAATTTTTTAAATAGTCTAGGTATAGACGAAGATAATTTTGAATGGAAAGACCTTGCTCTGTGCTTAGGCATGGATACTAATTTATTTTTTGAGTTGTATGAATCGGATGTAAACGTAGCAAAAAGTATAGATCAGGCATGCATTTCTTGTCCAGTAATAGCAATGTGTTATAGCTATGGAACTGAGTCAGACAACTACGGAGTTTGGGGAGGAGTTTATCTAAGTGCTGGAAGCCCAGATAAATCAAAAAATTCTCACAAAACGAAAGAAGTGGTAAGAACATTAAAGAAAAAACATGGTGTTTAAATGGCCAACTTTATAAATAAAGATAAAGATCATTTTAAATATGGTATTAATGAATGGACTGGAGAAGCAAATAAACCAGTTTTTTATACAAAGGAAATGGCACAAAAAGTGAGAGAGCTTAAAAGCCCTGCACACGACTTACAGATGGATATAATAAAGTATCCTGAATTTTTAGCAATAAGGTTATATGAAAACAATTTTTCACAGTACGATGGCAGTATGAGAATGAGAGTTATAGATTATATCGAAATGGTTAAAAGGATCCTAGAATCATATGGGGTACGAGTCGAGTTGGAGGGAAAGCCAGGTGGAAGAACGAGATGAACTTGCAACAAAAGTATTCATCATCCCAGAACAAAAGTATGGCGTAATAGTGTCTGAGGGTGCATTTATGTCTACAATAAGGTATCATGACGGCTTCGAGGAAGTCGTAGAGCCATTTGACAATAGCGATTTTATCATTTCAGATGAAATTATAATTAATAATTATGGAGAGAACTAATGGAAAAAGTTTTATGTTATTCTTGTAATAAGACTAAGGCTAGCCTTTCACTAAAAAGGTCTACCCTTTTACCAATAAATCTTTTGTTATGTGAAACATGTATTTTAAACAAGCTTGAGCCAAGATGGGTTGTTATCCTTACTGGAAGACAATACGGACACGACACAGTAAAAGACTATATTTCAAAGAAAAGATATCACGGAGAAGATATAAAGGCTTCTGAATTATTAGTATAATTACGGTATAATTATGTAATAATGTTTACTACTACTCAAATAATTATAACAATAATTGCCTCTGTTTCCAGCGGTTTAGTTGGTGTGCTCTTTAACTATAAAAAAGAAAAGAAAAAGGAGCAAATAAGACAGGCTGAAAAAATGCATGATGGACTTCTTTTAGAGCTAAAAGATCTTCAAATAAAGCTATATAAATTAGAAAAAGATTTAGATGAATGGAAGCAGAAATATTACGAAGCATTGCAAGAATTAATATCTGTTAAGGCTGACCTAGATAGATCATTATCAATGATAGACCACATGGATATGCATATTGATATGAATTTAGAGCACGAATAGACAAATAATTTTTAAAATAGTATACTGAAATCATGACATGTATAGTTGCTATAGCCCAAAATGGAAGCGTTTACATGGGTTCCGACCATGCAGCTTCAGACGATAAAACTGGATGGATCCTTGCAAGAAAAGAACCAAAATGTTTTAAAGTTGGTCAGTATGGAATTGCGTTTACAGATTCATTTAGAATGGGACAAATTCTGCAATACATGTGGACCCCACCAAAATATACGCCAACTAAAACAAACTCTGGTTTAGATAAGTTTATGAGAACCAAGTTTATAGATTCAGTAAAGGTTGCGTTTAAAGATCACGGGTACGGTAGCATAGGATCTTCTTCTGAAGAAGACAGTGGCGGAATTTTTATAGTAGGCGTTGAAGGAAGAATATTTACAATAGATGAAGATTTTCATGTAGGAGAAAATATAGTTAATTATATGGCAGAAGGAAGCGGTGGTCAGATAGCACTTGGAGCTTTGTATGCAACTAAAAATCAAAAAAATCCTAAGCTAAGATTAAAATTAGCATTAGAAGCAGCAACAGCATTTAATATGAGCGTTTCAGCCCCCTATACATATATTCAAGTTTAAGGTATAATTTAGATATGAGAATAGCCCTAGCAGTATCCATATCAATTGCATTAATACTAACCTCATTTTTCCTTGTTCTTTTTTTTAAAAGGTTTAAGGTTGGAGTTTACTATATTGATAAGTATGAAGAAGCCGTTCAGGATATGATAAGGGTGATAGCAGAGAGTGATCCCAGATACATTCCTCCAGTAGACTATAATAAGGCCATGGATCTAAGGGGAACTCCAACACATGTTTGTCTGTGTGGATCTGAAGTTTGGCTAGTAAAAGTTGTATTCTCAGAATATGAGATAGCAAGCTATTTCTTAGACATGGAATGCCTAAGCTGCGGGAGCCTTGCAACAGCCCCGACACCAATAGATAGGAGCAACATTGAGGAACTCTAAAAAGATTAAGCAGCTTGAGTCTAGGGTTGAAGACCTTAGTGCACTTACTGATATTCTAATACTTTTAGTTAATGATATTATCGAGGGCAAAACAACAAATAATTTGGACTCTGGGAAATGGTATAAGCAAAAGCCTTGACAACCCTATCTTATTTAGTATACTTAAGATATGAAAAATAAACTAATCACGGCGGTACTTACTTTATCACTTCTATCACCTGTTGCAATTTCACAGGCATCTGGTACAGACGCACCAGTTCTAGCTATTCTAGACACAGCAATTGACACATCAGTTCCTTCTCTGCAAGGCAAAATTGTCGGAGAGGTTTGCATCCTTGAGTGGTCACTATGCCCAAATGGAACGAATTTTCAAGAGGGCCCAGGATCAGCATCAATGCCAAATGCATTAATTACCAAGAATGGTTTTGATCACGGAACATTTATGGCAACTACTGCTGTGCAGTCTAACCCTAACATTAAGATTTTGTTTATTAAGATTATTGGAAATACACCTGCTGGACTAAGAAAGCCAACTGGTGAATCAACAATTTCTGCAGCACTTTTTTGGCTAAGAGACAATGCAGTTAAGTATAATGTTAAGGCTGTTTCTCTTTCACAGGGCAGCAGCGGTCTGCTTGGTAAATCTGGCACACAATATTGTCCAACATTCCCAAGAACAATTTCTGCAGTTCAGCAGTTAAACTCTATGTCCATCCCAGTTTTTTCTGCGGTAGGAAATAACCGCGACTATTCACGAATTGATTGGCCATCGTGCATTGAAGAAGTAGTTTCTGTCGGTGCCGTGGATCAAATTGGTGAAATCGCATCATACAGTAATAATGATTCAGCACGACTTGATTTCTTTGCGCTTGGAAATCTTTCAGCGGTTGGGCCAGGAAATATTTCTAAAAATATTGCTGGAACTTCATCTGCAACTCAAGTTGCTGCAGCAACATATCTAAGCATTATGTCAACTTCTGGTCAATCTGGCAGTAATCTAATTAATATAATGAAGGCTAACTCAGTTAATACAGTTGGAAGACAAGGAACATTCAAAAAACTAATCACTTTTTCTAATTCAGTAAGTGCTAGCCCTACAAATTCTGTATCAGCAGAAGCAGCAGCAAAGGCACTAGCAGATGCAAAGGCACTAGCAGATGCAAAGGCACTAGCAGATGCAAAGGCACTAGCAGATGCAAAGGCTGCACGAGCAGCAGCGTTAAAGCTAGAGGTTGATGCTGGTATTGCAGAAGCAGAAAAGCAGTATGCAATTGATTTAAAGTTAGCCCAAGATAAGCTTGCAGCAACTAAAGCAGCTTGGATGGCAAAACTTAATGGCTGAAATCACAGTGCTGGACGGAATAATTAAGGATCTTGGCCAAGAACTGTATCAGAAATGGTATAATGGTTTGGCACAAGAAGATATAACACCAGAGGCGTCTGAGGCCATGGCCAAGAATGCTGGTGAAACAACATTTTGGGTAATCCAAAATTTTATGATACGCTTCAATGAAGCAGCAGAGGCGCTAAAGGATAAGTAATGATTGTAACTGACAGTAATTTCGATGAAGTTATTGGATCTCATCATGTTGTCCTTGTAGATTTTTGGGCTGAATGGTGTAGTCCATGCAAAAGATTTTCTCCCATACTTGATGAAGTAGCATCAGAATACAATGTGTGGATAGGAAAGATAGATGCAGATGAAAATACATTCAGTGCAGATAAATACAATGTCATTTCTTTGCCTACTGTTATTGTTTTTAAAGACGGTAAAGAGGTAAAGAGAACTAAGGGAGCTATGCCAAAACATAAATTTATTGAGGAGATTTCCGAATGGATTTAGAGTTTGAGATATGGCTAAAAAATGGTTATGATAGAGGATGGATATCTGATGTGTTTTGTGACACACACGATGGTCCACCAATGTCAGACGAAGAAATGCAAGAATGGGAAGAGGGCGGGGATCCCTGCTCGTTTCATGTAAAAGTACATGAATTACACTAGATTTCTGATATCAAATAAGAGTCAGAAGAAATAAGGAGAATAAATTAAATGAAGTCATTTAAGAAAATCGCACTAGCCATGGTTGCAGCCATGACTTTGGGCATGGTCGCCGTAGCACCTGCAAATGCTACAGTAATGACAGTAGCGGTAACGCTAGATGGAACAGCAAACACAACTAATGGTGTAATTGCTACCCCTGCCACATTACCAGTCCCAGCAGACAATACAATCGATGCAGCAGATGCATTACGCTTTGTGGCAACAGTAGCGGCAGGAACATCAGTTTCTGCAGTAGCAACTAACGCAACAATCGTATCAGCACTACACACATCAGCAGCACCAGTCGGAGCATCGTCAGGATCATCATCTTTGACAATTGCAACAGGTACTGGAACAACTGCAACATTCTTTGTCTACACAAAGACAACAGCAATTGGAACCGTTGTAATTAACAATGGTGGAACAACTCTTACATACTATGTACAGGGTACTGCTGGCAAGATCAACAACCTA